CATTTTTGTAAAAACCATTTTCAAACGCGGAAAATAGTTATTTGAATGGGTTGACACTCTAAGTGCATGTAATTGTTCGTAGATTTAAATTCGGTCCTACGTAAGCCTTTTTTGTCCAGTATTATGTTACTGAATAACCGAACAGGTTAGCCCCCCGCTCACACACATCATATAGTCATCAGATGTTATCACGCATACATCATTTAGACACAAACACATTACTTTTGATTATTAAACTAATACATATGATTAACCCATCATTTGGCCATCAACCCGGCGACTTATCGGTGGCCCCGAACGATAGGATCTCGGCCCGAACGATTGGTAAACTCGCTCATTGAGAGAGGGTATTTGTGAGCGATAGAGTTAACGGAACTGGTTAACTCGCTCCGATCAATCTTAACCGATCGTTAACCTTAATCGTTCGTTAAGGTTAATCGTCGTTAAGGTTAACGAGCGCGGATCGTCATGGTTAACAGATCGTTAAGATTTATATTCGCTCCGTCTGACCCCGAATTAACGATCCGTTTACCATGTTCCGTTAACGCGAGTATGATTAACGAATGATTAACGAGCACGCGATCGCGTTAACGATATATGCACGAATCGTGCCATGAGCTATGCGTCAAACGCAATGCTTCAAAGCATGACTCAGCAGTATGGTAGCATGGGGGAAGCGAATGCGACTCCAAATCGCGTTATTTAGTTAGATCGCTAACTAATTAGTTCGCCCATAACGCGATCATTACTTGTTTACTCTTTGTTAACCAGTTTCCAGGTTTAGGCTGTACTCCCATTTCTACTGTGCTAGTGTGCAGTTGCTGAAACGGGCATGTGACTACGGTCCCCCCCGCTAGGTCGGTACTAAAGCCGGGTCGCCCTTTGATGGGACCGCCGCGCGGGCTAGAGCCGCGGGCCGAAACCCGACAGTTGCCGCTTCCGCATAGCATTCCGCTATGTGGTCCACTCATTAAGGGAGTTTTTATCATGACAACGCAAGCCAACAAAACTTCGGCCGCCACGGTCACGCCTGCTACGGCTGAAGCCAAGCGCTCCTACACTGGCCCGTTCACCGCACCTGTTACGGGCAAGATCACCATACTCGAAGCTCAGCCCAAAGCGGCTTCGACCAAGGGCGGTCAGCGTTATGCCTTGTATCGCAATGGCATGACGGTCCAAGCGTATCTCGACGCCAGCGTGAAGGCTGGCAACCGACTCGGTCTTGCCAAAGCTGATGTGATGTGGGATTTCAACCATAAGTTCATCAGCATCGAAGGTTTCAAGCTGGAACCTCTCGGCGCTCCGGTCCGCGGTCGTCAGGGCGCGGTAAAGCCGGAAGCTGAGTCCAAGCCTGCAAAGACGAAGCCCGCCTCCAAATCGCCCGCCAAGGGCAAGGGCAAGGCCGAACCGCGTCCGGCCGCGTAATCATTCAGCAACAATCGCCCCTGTGCCGATATGGTGCAGGGGCGATGCTTAACGAAAGGTTAGTCCAATGTCACGTCCTATCGCATTCACCACGTCTGCTCAGGTCGCTCGCGCTCACGAGCTCGAGGCTGCCCGCATGGCGGCGCTTCGCGCTCAGGTCGCCAGAGCCGAATCCTTCGGCCGCGATGCATGGATCGCGCTTATAGCGATCGTGGCGGTGAGTTCTTTCATCATCGTCTACTTCGCATGAATCCCACGCCTCGAGGTCGTTGGTTCATTTCGGGTCACTAAGCTGACTCGTTTTGAACCAACGATCGGAGGCTCAATCCCGAATTCCCGTCCAAAAAATTAAGACCAAATTTCACTTCATGTCCAAATGATTACTTCAGCATACCATCTATGTCTTTCTGCTCGTAAGCCATGCTGTAGAGTGGCTCGAACCGGAGCCCAAACTCACCGGATCTCGGTCTAGCAACCACGAGCCCGAAACCATCGTGGTAGAAGTCGAAACCAGACCTCCAGGCTCGGAAATACTGGAGAACGATATTTGGCTTCATTATCATAACCATCCTCCAAATAAAAACCCCGGGACCTCACGATCCCGGGGCCGTCAACCGCGACTAATTGTCGTCGTCGCCACCGTCACCAAGAACGTCCATCAGCTCCTGCAACGCAGCAGCCTCATTCTCTTGGTCACCACCAGCCGAATCAATCTTTGCGGCTGCGGCCTTCGTAGCTTGAACCTTTTCCTTATGGCTCTTCGACATATGCTACTCCCTTGATCTGGGGACCATTCCCCATACACACATGGTAAAGGCCCGGAAACCGGACTACAAGCGTCCCCCTAATATGTCCCTACCCGCGCCCGCCTCGGCCCCTGCCCCGGATCTTTGAACTCCTTCCACGGCCAGAGCAATTTCCGCCTCTCGCTAAGGAACTGCACCACTTCGTCCATCGCATCTGCGTCGCCGCACATCGCCATGCAGAGCAGACAGCCACCTCCACAGTCCGTAGTCAGCCGGTGGTAGTCACCCATCGGCACCCCGCATGTCCTGCACTCAGCCATCAGTTACCCTTACCCCTCTTTCCGGTTCCTTGAACATCCCCACGAACCTGCTCTCGCTCTTACCGCCCACACTCACTTCAGGTTCACGCACCTTACGACCCTCCGCAATCTCACCTACGATCAGTACGGTAGCCCCTCCCCGGTCTTCTCCGTTTACCACGAGAACTTCAGTGCGGTCGGGGTGATCGCGCACGGGGATAGACAGATCCATAATCTTCGCCGTGGGGACTGTCCGACTCCAGCCTTCGCTTACGAAGAAATAGGCGACGACGTTGTTTTCGGCGATCTTTTGACGAATCTCGGCGGCGGTCACGTTCTTGGTATCTTCACCAAAGAAGGGGGTAGTGATGTGGATGCTATCACCATTCTTCTTGAACAAGAACCATGATGGAGGCGCTTCCTTGTCAGGGTGCGTCTCTATATAGCCCTTGACTATGTCGAATAGGATACGACCAAGTTCTTCTAATCCCTTCATCTTACTCCCCATATATGGCGCATCGCAGCCGCCCGATCTTTTTCGGCTTCCGCGTGTCGGGCGAGGCTCGCGCTGTATTCAGGATTTTCGGGTTCAGTCGTTAACCTTGAATCGCAGCCGTTGCCAGCACCGATAAGAAAGGCTGATGCTGCGGACAGTGCTTCCTTGCCGACAATCGCGGCACGAACGGGGGCGTAGACCTCAGGGGCGACGACCAGCCCGCAGGAGGATTGGTCGTTCTCATCGAAGCGAAGGGCGGGGCAACGACCCCACTTCACCTTGAAGAGCCATGCGCCCAAGGGACAGGGAGCCTGATTGCAGCACAATCCGCATCGGTTGCATGGATCACCGTACTTCGGTTTAGTCAGCATTGTCCGCTCCATATCCCAAACCCCATGAATGCTGCGCCAATCAACGCGAGTGCTGACCAGCGAACCCACTGAACGCCGTCACAGATGCTGATCCGTAGCATCCCGATCAGCAGTACGAATGCTCCTCCGTACGTCACCATCATGGCCTCCTGACCTTTATGCCGAACAGTTCTTTCAACCGTTCGACCTTGTTGTCCATAGCTGCCTCCATTTCTTCGTCTGTGAATACGCCGTCCTGCGACAGCCATGCGGCTACGACTATGAGGTCACCTAATTCTTGGACCAGTTTTTCGCGCGGAGTCTGGTGACCTGGACCACGAGTACCGGCGAGACCGAAGCGTTTGATCTTCATCACAGCCTGTATCACTTCAGCCGCTTCTTCCACCAGAACGTCCAGCGGGTTGCCCTCAGAGCCAGCTTCATATTTCGGCATCACGGCCTCCTGACCATATCGAACGGTTCGCCTTCCACCAACTGGAAACCGTATTGTCTGTACCACTTGATCAATTGCATGCCGGACATGCCGCCGGGACCGGGGGCTGGCACGAGCCATATATCCACGCCATCAGTATCAGCATCCCCTACTATTTCTTCCAGCAAGCGGGTCCCATATCCGTGCCTGCGGTACTCTGGCACGACATATAGCCAGACGAGCAACCATCGATCTTCAACCCATGTGACCATTGCCATGCCCCTGAGTTGACCGCCCGCTCTTATCGTGTATCTTCCCTTCATCGCGTGGCTCGCCTGAAGGCTTCTGCCTTCACGTCATTCAGCTTCTTGTACCACGCTCGCCATTCCTTGTCCAATACTTCCTGATCCACACCCCTGAGTTCGGCGCGGCGCGTGTCCCGTGGCGGGCGGTTCGCGTTCACGTAAGCCGTGTAGATCGCCCTCTTTGCCGAAGACAGTTCTTCGGCTTGTTCATCCCAAGTCTTAGCCATCGGTTCTGTCCCTCGTCATGTTGGCTGGATGCTTGTGCCCTTCGTAGTCTATGTTCACGACATTCGCGTCGTGCCTCACGCACCAGACCTGGACACCGGCTGGCGTGAAGCCTACTTCCAACCGCGCGTAGTCGCGAGCACTGACTCTCGGCGGTTTCTCCTCCAAGCAGAGTCTGCAATGGAAGAAAGTGTGGATCTCGTTCTTGTTACCCGGCATTCGTTAATATCCTTATATCTTGCATCAGTGAACCGTTTCCTCCTGCCCTAAACCGAACATGGCCCGTATCTGGCAGGCCGCACAGATGTCAATGAACATCGCTAGTACGTTAGGCCCGACCGCGCACACATGACGTCCGCAATCCTCGCAGATAAAGTCCCTTTCGATGACTTCGTATTCATTAGCCATAGATCACCCCTATTAAGAATATGGATGAACCCATCATCCCTAAGCCGATTATCCGACCCCAGAAGCCATTTTCCCACACAAGTACTCCACAAGTCGTGGTCACGCCACCAGCAAGCAGCACACTTAGGAGAAATGACTCACCCATCATCATGCTAACCATCCTCCAAAGAGCCAGTGGTCCACACTCCATGGACCAGCGCCGATTACCAGAAGTATCCCTAATAGAAGAACCATCAGTACTTCTGGGCAGTATAGACCTTTCGCGATCAAGTCACTGAAGTCTTTCGGCTTCCGTGACAAGATCTCTGTCTTCCAGGCGTCGAGCCGTATAGCTTCCATCAAGATTAACGCCAAGATCAAACAGAACGCGCGGGTGTTCGCACCCAATAGAATCCCCACACCCCCGGTCAGTTCGCTACAGGCTACCAGACACCAGAGCCGGGGAATATTAAGTTTTCTGAACAAGAGTTTGAACTTAGTTCTTGTTTGGGAGTCGAACAACTTGTGCGCTCCAGTGATGGTGAAGAACGCGCCGAGAACGGCGCGCTCCACAAGTTGAACGATGATCAGGGCTATCACGGCCTGACCAACATTTCTTCGATGGGCCGGAACTCAGGGTCATCTTCCAGCCCTTTGAACATCCACGCCATACTCGCCCCAAGTTCATGCAGGGGTTGTCCAGTTCGCCGCGCCATCTCGAGCGCAGCATCGTACAGTGCGATCATGTAGCAACCTGGACAGAGCGGATCGTTGCCGGTCGCCGGCTTGGCGTCATGGCCGACACCAAGCGTTCCCAGAAGCCGCATCGTGGCTTCGAGTTCATTTGCAACCACCCGACCGACATCTGCTCGGTGATGGTCGGGGATATGCACCAGATTTGGATCGCCACCATATGTCCGCCCTCCTGTGCCCGCGTGGGTGAGTGTATGTTCAGTGGAAGCTACGCTCATGGTTCAACCTTTCCAGTAAGCCTGCGATTTCAAGCAGGGACCTTATGATCTGCAGTTCTTCAACGAGTTGCGCCATGCTTGGCGGGTCGTTGTCTTCTTCGTCGCGTATGCCGTGTGCCTGATTGTACGCTCTCCTTTGTTCAGCTTCTTCTTGACTGTCGAACCGGATACTGCAATCCGGTTTTCCGCAGTTCGGGCATTCATGCGCTTTATCGTAAGCGCGACTGCTCACGCCTACGGGCCGCTCATGTTCCCATATATGTCCGCACCTATTGCAGAGATGATGGTGCCAGTCACCTGTGTATTGACTAACCCTCATGTGATCACCTCGTAGACGCCTTGTTCATTTTTCTTGGTTTCCAGTATCAACGCGCGTATATTCTGTCTAAGATGATCTATGTTTTCATTGAGTTCTTCCTTTGTTATCGCACCTATGCGGTATAGGTGATGAAGATGACGGTATTGCCGCATAAACGATGACATTAAGTTTCCCCTCTAGTCTCAAAGAATACGCAGAACACTGCTACGACTACGATTGCCAGCATGACAGCGAGCGCCGTCCAGATCACACCATGATCCAGTATCGCAGTCGTCCCCAAGAACGCAAGATCACTGATACGTTTATGGAGACCCGCGCATATACGCAAGAAATACGTGTTTGAGAGTAAGCGGTTTATTGGAGTCACAAACACGCGACGCAGAACGGTCATCCATTATCCTCCCTATTATTCTGGCATGTACCCTTCAACGTCAGCCAGACGACGGGCAACCCACGGCCGAACGACCGACTTCTGTTGCAGGTATGGTTTGATCATAGCTTCGCCTCCACGCTGTTTGCGTTTGGTCACACCTAAGACTAGATGAAAACCCATCCCTTGAATTAACTTATTTTACCCCTGTTGAACCAAGATAAAAAGCGTCCACTTGCTATTGAACATTAACTTGTGCTATGCGACGAGTTTATCAGGCAGGTGAGTCATGGCTCGGGGTGGCGTTAAGCTCGAAGGCGAGTTGGTTCATACTGCGAAAGCGGCGCTGGAGGAGGCTGTTCGAGCCGGTATCGCGCCGATCCCGCTGAAACTCAGATTGATGCGACATTACTGGTTCTTGGCGACCGGTGGAAGCCTCGCCGTCGATGCGCCGATCATTGACGTTGTCAGCGCAGAACTTGCGGCCGCGCAGGCGACCGATATCGCGCCGTATATCCATCCTAAGATGGCATCTATCCAACACACTGGCGATGAAGATAATCCGATCGCGATCCTCATGGCTCCGGAGGACGCAAAACTGTGAACCAAGCGCTCGTAAGAGAAATGGTCAATGGTCGAAGGCTAGTTCGGAAGGAAGGTTCCGAATTAACCGAACGACAACGTCTCGTAAATCAAACGGTGATGACCAGTGACGCAACCCACATCCTCCTACGAGGCGGCGGTCGCTCAGGTAAGACTTTTCTCATTTGCCGTGCTATTGTCGCGCGTGCGATGCGTTCGCCACGATCTACACACGCTATTCTACGGTTTCGATTCAACCACCTTAAAGAGTCCATCATCGACCAAACCCTCCCCGCAGTGATGGAACATTCGTTTCCGGGCGTGCAATATGTGATCAACCGCAGTGACTGGTATATGCGACCGAAGGGCGGTGGTAAACTTCTGTTCGGAGGTTTGGATGACAAGGAACGCACTGAAAAGATTCTGGGCCAGGAGCATTCTTCTATCTTTCTTAACGAGTGCTCTCAAATTCCCTACGGCTCAAGAAACAAGGCCATCACTCGTTTATCCCAGAAAGCTGGCCTGAAACTTCGTTGCTATTACGACGAAAACCCGCCATCGAAGGGCCACTGGACATATTCTCTGTTCTTCAGGCACATCGAACCGATTACGAAGAGGGCAGTTCTGCATCCGGACAATTATATCAGCGCGCAGATGAACCCGGACTCAAATCTGGCTAACATCAGCCCTGAATATATGGAAATCCTACGCAGCTTGCCGGAGAAAGATCAGCGCCGGTTCTTGTTGGGCGAGTTCCAGGAGGAGGCCGAAGGTGCCCTCTGGGATTATGATATGATCGAGGCAAGGCGGATAGATCAAAAAGATCTACCCCACTTGGCTGAAGTTGTGGTCGCGGTTGACCCTTCTGGTTGCGAAGGTCCTGATGACAAACGATCCGATGAAGTCGGTATCGTTGTCTGTGCTCGTGGCGTCGATGGTCTTGGTTATTTACTAGAGGACGCGAGCGGTAAATTCGGTCCCGCAGAATGGGGCCGTATCGTTGTCCAAAAATATCGTAAATGGGGAGCAGACTATGTGGTCGGTGAACGAAACTACGGGGGGGCGATGGTCGAAAACACTATCAGGATGGTTGACCCGGCGATCTCGTTCATCGGGGTTACGGCATCCAGAGGAAAGGCCGTTAGAGCCTCACCCGTCGCAGCTCTCTATTCGCGACACGGAGTCTACGAAACAGGACGAATCCGACACGCCACGTTCAGTCCGGAGCTAGAAGATCAACTCTGTGCCTTCACTCCGGGCGGTTTTGTCGGCGAACGTAGTCCGGACCGCGCGGATGCGATGGTTTGGGGTTTCTCGAAGCTGTTCGTGGACGATTTGGCTCAGCAATGGATCAGTCACTACGCGAATTTGGCGAAAACCGGCAATCCGAACGCGCCGCTGGTCACCAAATCCACGGAAGATCCAGAAAATCCTGATCTGACCAAAGTCTATCAAGACACATACGCTCGTGCGATGGGCGATGACGCCGACATCTGTCAAAATTGTCGCCAACCTGTCGTCGGTCAGAGAATCACTGACGGCATAAACTCATGGCACGTTGGAAGATGCCCCGCTCTGCCACAATAATCGACCGCGAAGAGTTCGCTCATCACGCATTCAATGCGGTGTTTGGGAGACAGTTGCCACAATTTGAAGGGCACATCGCGGACGAAATGGTTTTATCTGTCATCGAGACACTCTGTGACCAGATACGACCTGAGCAGCGGAATTGGTTTCTTCGCTACGTCGAAGAAAGGATGAAACCGAACTAATGCAAACACTTCTTATCTTGCGCCAACCTAACTCGCAACTTGGTATCACATTTGTCGGTTCAAATACCAGAACACTGTACCGGTCGGTGCCAGTGGATTGTATTTGCAATGTCGATGATACCGACGCAGCGGCATTTTTGTCCAATGGTCTAGCGGCCCTTGGAATTCCGTCTGGTGGAACCACAGGTCAGGTTTTGACCAAGAATTCCAATAGCGATGCAGACGCGTCATGGGAGGCACTTCCTGCTGCCGCGTCGTTAGATCATGCAATCATCGTAGGAGCGGCGGCAGGTAATCATACAGTGACCGGTATCGCCACGACCAACACCTTGCTCGAGGTCATCTACTATCCTGGCGCAGGAATCGCGGTCACTGATGTGATTGATCTCACAGGCGAATTCACCATTTCGGCAGCGAATACGATCAACAATACAGGTGGGACGAACACTACGGGCGGGAAACTTATAGTTCGGTGGCACACATAATGTCCAAGCGAAAGAAGCGCAGCAACCTGACCAAATATCCCGGGACTACTCCAGGCGCGAAAGTTACTGCGATGCCTGCCGTCACCGGCCCTGTTCCTCGTACACCTGCGAACGCTGGTTTCAAGAATAATCAGCAGTCGATGCAGGACACGAATGCCTATAAGGAAATGGCGCGCTCGTACGTCCGTGAGGCCATCGAAGAACTGGACGCGAACAACTTCTTCAGTCCGTTCCAGCCGGTTCGACCCTACGGCCCCCCGGCTGTCACGTATCCTCGTACCTTTGATTATCGAGTTGGCCTCAACCTCGACATTCACCCTGTTCGGCTTTCATTGTTCGAACAACTCCGTCTCATGCGCCGGGGGTGGGGACTCTTGTCGACCGTGATCGAGACCCGCAAGGATCAGTTCATGCGTATCCCTTGGGAGTTCCAGGTTAAGGGAGCGCCGCGCAAGAAATCGAAGTACATTGATCAGTTGCATGATTTCTTTCGTCGGCCCGACGGCAAGAACACGTTCAGCAAGTGGCGTCGTCTGTATTTGGATGACCTTCTGGTCACGGATGCGCCTGCCATCTACATCTGGAAGTCGATCACGGGTATGCCGATTGGACTCGATGTGCTGGATGGTACGACCATTAAACCCTTGATCGACGATGCTGGTCGCCGCCCGACGGCACCCGATCCTGCTTTCCAGCAGATCATCAAGGGTTTGCCGATGGTCAATCTGTCGGAGAACGAATTACTCTATACGCCCATGCGCCCGACTCCGGAATTGCCGATCTACGGTTATTCGCCGGTTGAGCAGATTTACTTCGAGATCACGGCCGCGTTGAAGCGACTTCTGTACCAGATTGACTTCTGGACGCAGGGTTCCATGCCGGAATTGATCGTAACCGTGCCGGATACATGGGGTCCGGCTCAGGTCGTTCAATTCCAAGCGAACTTCGACGCCATGATGGCTGGCAATACGAAGCTGAAATCGCGCGTGAAGTTTATGCCGGGCGGAATGAAGCCGTTCGACATTAAGAACGCCAACGGCGAAGGCTTGAAGGCCGATATCGATGAATGGTGGGCGCGATTGGTTTGCTTCGCGTTCAGCATTCCGCCGACACCGTTCACGCGCCAAGTCAATAGAGCCACGGCACAGACCGCACAGGAAACTGCCGAGGAAGAAGGCCTCCATCCCTTGATGACTCACTTCAAGGAAGAGGTCATGGACATGATCATCCAGGACCCTGACGTCGGGTTCGGGTTCGATGAAATTGAGTACAACTTCTTGCCGAATCCTGAAGTTGATCAGCAGAAGCAGATGCAGATCATCACTGGCTACGTCAAAGAAGGTGTTATGTCCAGAAACGAGGGGCGCGATCAACTTGGTCTTGGCGCAGTTCCCGGCGGCGAAGTTATTTCGATCGACACTACTCAGGGACCGTTGCCGATTACGATGATTGGCAAAACGATTCAGCCAGCTCAACCGGCAATCCCTCCTACAAAGACACCAGCACCCGCTCGCAGGCAGAGCGGTGCGACAAGAGGTGGCGCTGCCTGATAGGAGTATGAAATGACTACTGTTACGCTCAAAGCCCCCTCTTATTCTGGGGGTCTGTTTCAAACATCCGGGTATGTGCCCTCGGGCACAAACTATCAGCCAGATGCGGCAGGGAACATCCAGGCTGCGACGCAGGATGTCTCGGCGCTTCTTCAGTTGGGCTTCTCGTTCGCGCCTCTTTCGGCGACCGTGACGCTTACATCGGCGCAAGTTCTCGCGCTGTTCACAACGCCGATCAACCTTATCCCGGCACCGGGATCGGGTTTCCTTGTCGTTGTCGAACACGTCTTCTACAAGGGAACCGGCGCCTATACTCAGGCCGACGGCGCAGGTCTCGCGTATCACGGGACCACGACAGCGGCCGATGGTTCGTATGCGAATGCGGCGGATCCGTTCATCAACGGCACAGCCTATTCCTACGGTCTCGCTGGCATCAACTCTCACAGCGGCGCGAACCAGAGTATCGGATCGCTTGTCAATCTGGGCGTCGATATCGCCGCTATCACCACGAACCCGTCAGTCGGCACGACTCCCGTTGAAGTCACGGCTTACTACAGGGTCCTGTCGCTCACGGGCGCGTAAAGGAGTCTGCCATGGACGGAGAATTCAACTTCTACATGCCCTTCTCCAAGGTGGAGAAAGGCGATGACGGATCGCGCATAGTGACAGGCTATGCCTCCACGCCGACGAAAGATCTTGATGGCGAGATCGTTTCGATCGACGCGGTAAAGGCTGCGGTTCCGGCATACATGGAATGGCGAAATCTTCGCCTCATGCATCAGCCTATCGCCATCGGTACAACGAAAGAGGCTCATGTCGATAACAAGGGTCTCTATATCACCGGCAAGATCGTCGATCCTGACGCCATCAATCTTCTGGACCATGAAGTCCTGAAGGGTTTCAGTATCGGCGGTAAAAAGCTGACGAAGAAGGGCGATGTCATCACTGCCATCGAACTTATTGAAATCAGTTTGGTCGATCGGCCGGCGAACCCTGATTGCAGGATAGACGCCGTGAAAATGGCGAAAGGTCTCGTGCTCGGGGCGACGGAGGAAGAGGAAAGTGAAACTTCTTTCCTCCGTAAGATGGTTTCAAAGTTGATGAACTCAGTGAGTTCACCAAGGACGGAACCAACTGCGCTCGTCGATGATCCTTACGGTGACGCCGAGTACGTGAAACTCTGCAAGCGCGACTTCTCGACCGCGCAGCGCAAGGAAGCAGAGGAAAAAGGTCATGCCATGCCCGGTGGAGGATATCCCATCGAGAATGAGCATGATGTCAAGAACGCTGTTCAGGCGTTCGGTCGAGCCAAGAATCCTGAAGCAACGAAGAAGCACATCATTCAACAGGCCAAGCGCCTGGGAGCGACGCACCTTCTTCCTGCCGATTGGGAAGGCAGCTCGCAGACGGAGAAAAGTGTCATGGTCAACTTCCTCAAAGAAGTCGATCAGGAAGCTTTTGAGTGGAAACACCTTGGTCTCCTTGCCAAGGCGGCTCCAACCATGCTACAGATTCCCACGGAAGTGGGTGATCGTTTAGCAAAGGGGCTCGGCACTGTCGCCGATCTCGCATACGCCTTTTCAAACATTCGCCAATGTCAGCGTCGGCTGCTGGTAGAAGGCGCAATTGAAAAAGATGGTGATGACGCGGCGCTCGCGCAACGTCTAGGCCATGTCGCCGCGGAGCTCGCGTCCGTAATCAGCGAGAAGGCAGAGCATGAAGCGTCCGAGGCTCTGTATCTTACTGATGCGGACGATCTTACGAGCTACATGCTCGGTGAAAAAGAGGTTGCAATCATGTCGCTTTCGTCAAGCACGAGCGATCTCGCCAAGCGGGCTTCGAAGGCCGCCCGTGGTCACATGGCGAAGGCTGCTCATCATCTGCACAAGGCCGCAGAAGCACACATGGCCGGAATGAAGTGCATGGGAAAGGCAGCGAAGATGTGTGCTGCCAATGAAGAAGACACCGAAAAGGCCGCGAAGGACGGGTTCAGTCACGCCGCCGTCATGGGTCACCTCGAAAAGGCGCACGGTCACTTCGCCGAAGCTGCCGATCACATGGATCTGGCCAATCATCATATGGAGAAGTCAGCCGACGTGACAGCACCGGGTGAAGGTGCGAACACTGAGGGCCTGAGTTCCATCAGCCAGAGCCACATGACCGAGGGTGAGGTCCCGTGGTACGAAGCCGACGAACCCTATCGTGCATCTGCGCGGGTTGCTCCGGGCAACGGCATGATGACTGCGGCGCAAGTCGAAGCAATGGTCAAGGCAGCGGTTGCCGAAACCAAAGCGGGATTGCTGGAGAAGCAGGTCGGCGATCTTACCATACTTCTGAGTCGTACGCCTGCATCACCGCGCAAGGCGGCACTGATGCAGACCTACGACAAGGGAGCTATCATCGAGGAAAGCGCAAACGGGAAGACACCGTCCCGCGCAGCGCTCCTGCTTGATGGTGTCGAACTCGCCGACCAAATGGATCCGGCAGCTCGTCGAAAGGCAGCAGCCCACATGATTCAGAACATGATCGACAACCGAAGCACGTTCGCCAAGTCGTTGTTCGATCCTGAATTTCGTGGTGCGGCTGGCCTGAAGCGCGCCTCGGCCTAAGAAGGAGCACAAGTTTAGATGAATAACAACGCCCTCATTCAGGAACTGCTTCAGGACCAGGACTTCCTCAAAGGTCTGGGAACGAAACTTGGTTTCGACCTGTCCAAGGCCGACACCATCAGTCAGGCAACGGGTCTTGTCTGGTACGACCTCTCCCCGGTCGTCCAGTTCATGTATCCGTTCAAAGAGCTAATTCCGCTGATCTCCAGGCTCCCTCGTGTTCCTGGCGATGGCGGCACGGCTCACCACTGGAAGCGTATCACCGCCGTTAACACGCAGAATATCTCGCTCGGCGTGTCGGAAGGCAATCGCGGCGCTCGCATTGCCATCCAAGAGCAGGATCAGGTGTCTTCGTACAAGACACTCGGTCTCGAGTCCAGCACGACCTTCGAAGCCCGTTCGGCTGCGAAGAACCTGCGACCCGATGCTCTGGGTACGGCGTCGATCTCTACTCTGCGCTCCACCATGATCGGTGAAGAACAGACTCTGGTCCTCGGCAACGCTTCGACTCCGCTCGGTACGACACCAACTCCTTCTCTCACGAAGGGTGGTACGACCGGTGCATGGGGAGGCACCGTCACCGTCTACGTTATCTGCGTCGCACTGTCCGGTTTCGGCTGGCAGACATACACGCCGTGGAATAACTCGACGATGACCGGTGGTATCCTTGGTCAGGTGACCAAGGTCAACGCGGATGGTTCCACCGATACCTTTGGTGGTGGTTCTGCTCAGCCATCAGTCGAAGCCAATATCGCTTCGGTCGGTGCGACGCAGGTCGTGACTGCAACGGTCACTCCTGTCATCGGCGCGGTCGGGTATGCTTGGTTCGTCGGTACTGCCTCCGGTGCGGAAGTCTTCGCCGGCCTCACACAGGCCAATCAGGCAAACTTCACCAAGAACCCGGCTGCGACGAATCAGCCGGTCACCAGCCTCAAAGTTGGTGGCGCATATCAGGACAACTCGACCAACACTCTGGTTCCGGATGGTATCCTCAGCCAGATCTATGGTTCTGTGTTCGGATCCGGCTATAGCACGACCATGTATACGAACCCGAATCTGCCGACCGTGGTCACTGCGGGCGATACCATCGCTCTATCCACCGGCGGTTCGATCGTCTACACCAAGGACAACGCGAATACTGGTCTCACCATCAGCGGCACCAACATCGAGGAATTCGATGTCGTGCTCCAGGCGGCATTCGATCAGTACAAGATCGGTTACGACAAGATCTTTATGTCGTCCACCGATATCGCCAACTTCCTTGGCACCTTCTTCGGTCAGAACGCTGCGGCTCAGTTCCGCATCCTGTTCGATGCTGAAGCAGAAACCGGCCGAATTGTGGCAGGACGTCGAGTAACGTCCTATCTCAATAAGTTCTTCGGGAATACCCTGGATATCGAGGTCCATCCGTACCTTCCTCCGGGCACCATCTTGTTATGGTCCGACCTGATCCACTACGAACTGTCGGGTGTCGCGAACATCCTCCAGGCTCGTGTGCGGCAGGATTACTACCAGATCGAATGGCCGCTCCGTACTCGTCGGTACGAATACGGTGTCTACGTGGACGAAGTTTTCGAGTGCAACTTCACTCCGGCCTTCGCCACCATCACCAACCTCAATCCGACTGCGGGGACCCCCTCGTTCTAAGTCGGCTAGGTGCTCGGCGCGGTGTTGCTCCCTTACATCGCGTCGAGTACCGCTAAGGAGAGATACATGCGATTTCAATGTCCCAAAGGAACAGATGCCGTGGTCCTTGACCACATTCAGTACGATGCCGATTTGGAAGGCGTCATCGATGCGCCTGCTCGTCTCAATGACCGACTCGTCAAACTCAAGTTCAAGCCTCTTGGGCCTGCGCTGAAGAGTTTTGAAGAGTTCGAAAACGAACACGAGGACTAACCCATGCCGGGCAGGATTGGTGATCTCACGACGCTGGCGAATGTGAAGGCGTGGCGCGATCCAGCGTTCACTACCAACACACTCGATCCGCAGTTGCAGCGTGAGATCACTGCCTGTTCGCAATTCATCCTGAATCGCGTCCTTGAACGGACGTTGATGCCGAAAATTTATACAGAAATTCGGAATGGAACCGGCCAATGCTCAATGACCTTACGGAACAGACCTCTGATGACCGTAAGTTCAGTGACTATCGGCATGTGCCAAGTCCCTGCGATCGTGCCAACGAATCCTTGCGCGTGGGGATTCACGTGGGATCAAAACCCTGATCCCATCCTCAACACAGGAACCGTGTATCTCCGCGGCTATGATTTCTGCGACGATGTGCAGAATGTGACAATCGGATATACGGCCGGTTTTCTGGCACCTGCCGAACAGCAGACGCCGGATAGCAGCTTCCAGGTTCAGTGTTCTGCACTGTCGCAACTACTGTCGGTCAACTGGTCCGTAGCATATGTCTCGTCGGGAGTGCTGCTCACGCCCGTCGCGTCAGCGCCAACGGTCGGACAGTATATTCCGCCTGCTGGACCAGATGGTTTCTATCAATTCAACGACGGCGATAATGTCGCCATGAATATCAGCTACGGATACACACCTCAGGACATTCAGGACGCTTGTATCATCACCGTGATCAATGCGATCAATCGCCGTGGCCGTATCGGTGAGCGGTCCAAGACTCTGGCCGGTGAGACGACGGCATACGATATGGCGGCGATACCGACACTCGCGATGGATGGTCTGCGCGAATACCGTCGTGTGGAGTTCATCATGCCATGATACGCATCGAGGTCCTTGGCACCGATAGAGTTATCGCCTATTTCCAGAAGGCTTCTGACCGCCAGAAGAAGGGTACGGTCGAGGCGATGACTGCCATCGGCAAACGTGTCCTCGAAGAAGTTCAAGCGAATCTGTCTGGCGGAATGTTAAAATCTCAGTCCGGCACACTACTCAGGGCACAAGAAGTCCGTGTCGAGGAAGAGGCCAGCAAAGTATCGGTTTTCGTTGGGTTCGACGCGGACAAGGCTCCATACGGCAAATTTCTTCTCGAGGGCGTGGGCCACGACTGGCTGATCCAGGCTGTGAACGCAAAAGCGCTCAAGTTCCAGATAAACGGGGAGGATGTTTTCGCCAAGCACGTAACCCATCCCCCGTTCCCGCCGAAGAGCTTTTTGGCTGATGCGCTGGCGAAGGTCCAACCTGAAATTATGCCAACATTGAGGGCTGCGATCAATGCCTAGCACCAATCCGAACTTTGATCCGATCTACGCGGCGCTTGCTTCACTACTCATTACGAGTAGCATTGACTTTACGGCGACAGCCACGGCCGGGAGCGCTGTTCTGATGGGTATAGCGGACACGTCGGAACTCTCAGCAGGCTTGGGCGTACAGGGCGCAGGGGTACCAGTCGGTGACTTCCTACAGTCAGTTGACAGCTCGACACAGGTCACGTTAAGCCAGCCTGTGAATGAGAGTGGTACACTCTCCTTCAATGCTGGCTTTACGACAACCGATCCTGTTGCCGCTCGGTTACTCAGGCACTGGAGCGTGGTGGATCAACTTCAACAGCCGGCTCTATTTTTGACGCAGGTGAATGAACTGTCGGAGAAAAGGCCCGGTCAACTTGCGAAATGGACCTTGAACACTTTGGTCTGGGTCTACGCAATGGCACCGGATGATACAACACCTTCTGCTCCTGCGTTGAACACGCTTCTGGGGTTGATACGAAACGCACTCGGTCCTGACAAGACTGGTGCTGGTCGAGCGCAATTTCGCCAGACTCTCGGAGGATTGGTCTTCGATGTTTGGATCGAAGGTGCCATAGTGACAGATCAAGGGTTCCTGGGTCAACAGGCCGTCGCCAAGATCCCCATTCGTATAATCCAGAACGGCCCCTAAGGAGTGACGTAATGTCCGTCTTCTCAACTGTGCCTCTGGCGGTATTCGGACCGGGGTCACTCTATGTGACCCGGATTGATATTGCCAATCAAACTCCTGTTAATATCGGCTATGCACAGGAGTTTTCTTACGACGAAGCAGCCGAAACGAAGGAACTCTACGGCACGAATCAGTATGCTCTGGTCGCGGCGCGGGGAACCATCAAGGCAACTGGTAAGATCAAGGCAGCGACCCTGTCTGGTCTCGCTCTGAATGCGGTCTTCAACGGTCAATCGTTCAACGTTGGTCAGTTGTTGATGGCTATTCAGGAAGCACAGACCATTCCTGCGGCGGTCACTCATCCCACGAGTGCTGATACTGCGAGCGGCGATGTACTTCCGTTCACCAGTACGACTGGTGTCGTGCCCGGAATGAGTGTATCGGGCACCAATATCCCTGCAAACACTTTCGTGGCCTCAGTGGTCGCCAATACGTCAGTCACATTGACCCAGAATGTTTCTGGTGATGTGCCCAACGCAACGACCATCACGTTCGGACCTTCCATCGCAGTAACCAACGCCTCTACATTCAATAAGGATCTGGGCGTTATTTACGCGTCGTCAGGTCTTCCCCTCATGTACGTCACTGGTTCGCCGGCTACTGGTCAATACACTTACATCGGTACTGGAACCGGCATCGGTGAGTACTCGTTCGCCAGCGCCGATGCAACAGAAGGTGTTCTCATCACCTACGGCTATACCTCGAACACCGGAGGTCAGACCATCACCGTGAAGAATACGCCGATTGGGACGACACCCGTCTTCCAGATCGACTATTCCTCGTCGCTGTACGGCAATCCATACTATGTGCGGTTCTTTGCAGCGATCAGCAGTAAGCTCACTCGGGCGCACAAGTTGACTGACTTTGTGATGCCTGAAGTGGACTTTGGCTTCTTCGCCAATTCGGCGCAGCAAGTGTACGAAGTCAGCTATCCTCAGGTCAGTTAATCGTCCAACTAAGGGAGAATTTTATGGACGACAGGAAAGTAACACTCGGCACCCAGGAACTTACCGTTCGACCCATCACCCTCGGTGTCATGAAAAGACTCGGCATGGGCGCTGCGAAGCAACGTCACGCCGGGGCGAATGGCATGAAACGCGAAGACGACTGGGCCAAGGCTGAAGGGGAATGGTACGATGGGACCATGGAAATCCTCTCAGCCGGGCTCGGTAAAACTGTCGCTGAACTGGAGGCGATCGAAAACGTCACCTTCGATCAACTGAACGCGGCAAACCTTCGGGTTCTCGTGGTCAGCGGTCTTGCGACCGAACCGGCGAAGAAACCAACGACGGGGGAAGCGACGGGGGCGACTGGTTAGGCCGAATCTACGCGCGAATAGCGAGCGCGTTGAAGTGGTCGTACTCTGAAATCGATAACCTGACGCTCCCTGACGTAACTTCGCTATACGAATACTGGAAGGAATGGCCTCCGGAAAACGAACTTCGCGCAATACAGATCGGGTATGAGGCTCCGTTGACGATGGAGGAAAAAATCCAAAGAGGCTCTATGGGTCCTGAAGATTTTTTCCACCATTACAAGGCGACCAAAGGAAGGTTGAATTAAGTGTCTGATCCCGGCAATAGAGTAGAAATCGAAATCACAGCTACGGACGATGGGGTAGTCGATGCCTACAATCGTTCTATGGCCGCAACTCAACGGTTCGCTCAAACATTCGGGCAAGCCGGTTCCGCTGCTCAGGCTGCGACTGCGCCGATCAAACAGTACATAGATACGACGACGCAGCTCGGGCAGCGGATGGCTGCGGTGACGGGATATTCTGACGCCGCTGCCAAATCTATTCAAGGTGTAGGATCGGCAGCATCAGAAGCTGCCGGTGCGACAGAGAAAATGGGAGTTCCGGTTGCGACAGCGACCCGTGAATTCCGTGCTCTGTTTGACGAATTCAGTTCCGGTTACTACCATCGTATCCCGGGTACGTTGGCGATCATCGCTAACCGTGTCTTTGGTCTGAGTGGCACTGCTCTTCTGGCAACGGTCGGCATAGCGGCTCTGGCGGCTGGTATCGCTTATCTCGGGTATCAGGCTGATCAAGCAGACATGAAGATGGCTGATCTGGCCATCCATGCTCAATTCGCCGGCAACGCTGAACTCACCAAGGCTGCGGTTTCGGCTCTAACCGACGAGGTCAAGAAACTCGGTAATACATCGACCGACACTGCCGAAGAGATTGTTGGGAGTTGGGCCAAGATCGGCGGTATGACGAAAACAGAGGTCGAGGGCCTTTCGCTCGCTACCGTAGAATACATGCAGGCGACTGGCGAAAAAGCGCCAGAAGCGGTCAAATTACTGAGCCGAGCGTTGGATGACCAGCGGTTGTCGCTCAAAGAAGTTCTGGAGATCTTTCCTGGACTGACGGTTGCGCAGGCTGAAGATTTCCAGAAGACTCAGAATAACGGTGACGCTCACAAGACCGCCGCCGCTCTTATCCAAATTATGACGGATAAGACGAAGCAACTCGGCCCTGCGCTGGCAGAAGCAGATTCGCATGTCACCGCCAGCACGTCGAATATGCTTCAGTACGCATTCTCGGTCGCACGTGTGATCGCCACATTCGGGTTGAGTGGCGTCATCGACAAGTTCATGGGCAAGACCGATACTGCCACGGCGATCTTGCAAAAGAATACCGAACGGATTAACGAGCAGGCCAAGGCTTCGGCTCAAGCATCGACAGCATTAGGTCATCAGGCTGAGTCGTCTGATGATATCTTGAAGGCTGGTCTGAAGGCAGGAGAAGGCATCCGGTCCACCAGTACAGAGATCGATGCACTGAAACAAAAGATCGCAGCGATAAAGGCTGCGCTTCCTATCGCGAAAGGACCTGCCCTCGGTACACTTAAAGAGGATCTTAAGGGAGCCAATGAAGAGCTTGCTCAACTGGAGAAACGTCAAGCTGCGCCGGGTATCCGTGCGGCGAAAGAAGCGGGCCAGGAAGCCATCGAGAACGCTCGTGAAACAGTCTCTGAAATCAATGCGAACGAAAACCTTGGAGGTCAGCAACGATTAGCCGAAATTCGCCAGGTATGGGCGCAACTTCTCGCTGGAACTAAGCTCACTGCTCAGCAGCGCATAGAAGTCGAGATCGACATGAATCAGTCGATCGCAGAGGCGAATAAACTGGCAGCGAACCAGAAGGCTGAAATCGCCAAGAATGATGCATCGACCGGCCTCCAACTGGCAAAACTCGGTTTCCAGCAGCAACGCGATGCTCTTCAAGAACAGGTGGCTGAACATCTTCTGAGTAAGACCGAGGAACTCGAGAAACTGAAGGCTATCGCGATTGCCGAAGGTCAAGCTGAAATTGACGCAGTAAATGTTGAAGAGAAAGCATATGCTCAGGGTTCGGTAGCATGGGAAGATGCTGAAAACCGAAAGAAGGTAATCGCCGCCCAAACCGGAGTTGAGCTGGCGCGTATCTCCAACCAGATTGCTGGTGCCGAGAATACGGCGGCGAAGCAATCCGCCGAATATTGGAAGAGGGCGTTCAGCGAGATTACTTCTGCCGAAGATTCCATGATCGACAATATCCTCAGCGGTCATAAATCTCTGATAGCTTCGCTTGGTCTGGCGCTCGGCGATTTCATCAAGAAGGAACTTGAGGCCGACGCGCAATACTTCACGGCTCACCTGTTCTACACTCAGGCAGAACTGGCGGCTGACCAAACACTCAATCAACAGGGCCTTCTGCTCCATGCAGCACTGGAGACACAGAAGACTGCCGCGACTGCCGCTGGAACGACTGCGCGAACAGCCATCACAGCATCTGGTGCGGCCGCGAGCAATGCTGCCGAAGCTACGGCAGATAGCACATCGATCATGAACTCCGCCTACACGTCCGCCGCCGCCGCATACAAGTCAGTCATGCAAGCTCTTCCACCCCCGGTCAACCTCATCTTGGCCCCGATAGCTGCGGCCGGGACATTCGCGGCTGTCGCGGCATACAACACGATCACGAAGCTGGAAACCGGCGCTTGGGAAGTTCCGAAGATCATGCCTGCTCTTCTACATCCTGGCGAACAGGTCGTGCCGAAGAATTACGCCGATGGTCTGCGTTCGGCCGGTGGAGGAGGCAACCGGGGAGGTGGAGGAATGGGCGATGTCCATGTTCACTATATGCCTCAGATCAACGCACCGGAATCGAAATCACTGTCGGCGCATCTTGCTAAAGATTCTAGCCTCATGCGGTCGTGGTTCCAAGCCCAAGTTCGTGATGGCTTTATCAAACCTGAATCATTCGCGGGAGCCAGATAATGGCACTTCAAATTTGGGATGGTTACGACCACTATAATGATGAATCGGATTTTCTTGCAAGATCCGGGTTCTTGCAGTATGGTGTCGGTGGGCAGAGCACGATTCAATTCGTTACCGGGCGTAACGGCGTTCAGCGGGCTGTGACCTGGAACAAGGCTGGCCTCAGCTATACCGGATTCAACTATGTGTTCCAGCAACGAGTTGCATCGGCATTTGTCGGGTTCGCGTTGAACTTGGCACAGGGTCTCGCGCCAGTGACTTTTGAGTTCTATGATAGTATCGGCGCACGAAACCAATGTACGTTCATGTTTCGATTCGATAACTACAGCTTCGGTCTGTTTAAGGGAAATGCTGAAATTGCCGGTGTGGAAGTCAATGGCGATGGGGGTGGTCCTGGGACACCACTCTATCTTTCTGGCAACAATGCGTTCACACCCGCGAGTTGGTTTTTTGTGGAAATCTGGCCCACCATAGACTCGTCCGCCGGTTCGTTCGAAGTTCGCTTCAATAACATCGTGGTAGCGAACGTTACCGGGGTTGATACGCAGGTCACATCGAACGCATGGTGGGATATCATGTATGTCAGCGGTGCGAGTGGCGAAGGCGTTGTTATCGATGACTTCTATTATGGTGACACGACAACCGGCGCAGGGATCCATCCCGCTGAATCACCGATCGGTGATTGTCACGTCGCTACTCTGTTTGCGGTGGGGAATAATTCTGTCCAATGGACCCCACTCACAGGTACGAATTGGCAGGAAGTTTCTGAAATCTCCATGGATTCTGACACATCATATAACTACAGTCCCACCGTCGGTCAAGAAGATTTACTTAATTTCGGTGCTCTGCCGAGCGGAACTGTGGTTGTTTTCGGTGTTCAATTAACGGGCGCTTATCGTAAAGATGACTCGGGTGGGCGTCAGATTAAACAAGCAGTCAAGTCGGGGTCTACTGAGGTCTACGGACCTGACCACGCACTCGGTGAAGAACTATACGTCTACTTCACCGACCAATGGATCTTGGATCCAAATACTGACTTGAACTGGACCGTGAGTGGTGTCAATGCGATGGCGGCGGGATATAATGTGGCGGCATGACGAATGCTAGAGTCAGTCAAGAAGTCATTGAAGCTCTTGTCGATGGGACACCAAATGCGCGCGTCTCACAGGAGGTCATTGAACCACTCGTATCTGGCACACCGAACGCTCGTGTATCTCAGGAAGTCATTGAATCACTCGTATCTGGTACAGCGAATGCTCGCGTCAGTCAGATCGTTAAAGAAGTTCTTAATACCAGACATCCGAATGCTCGCGTCAGTCAGATTGTTCTCGAAGTCCTCTGTCTAGGGATAACACTTCCGATGCCTGCGCTCTACCCTGATTTGCCCGGCCTCGGGTATTCACAGTTCTGGAATCCTCACTTCTTTAATCAGAGTGAGGTCGCCAGCGCCGGTGCGAATATTGACGTGGCTCTATCATCGACACCCGTCCATGAGTTTGAACTGACCTATGACTTTTTGCGCGCGAATGGCGCGTTCATGTCGAACACTCCCGAGTTCAAGATCTTTTTCAGTTTCTTCTTGGCAATGGGCGGACAGGTCGGTCGATTCTTATATCCCAACATAGATGACCGTTCGGTGACTGGACAGTTCGTCGCAACTACCGATGGAAGTACATCGGTATTCGGTCCGTTGAATCGTACCTTTGGTTACGGGGGAAACAATTCTACAGAACCCGTCGGTTATGTTGATTTGACGCAGCCCGTCAACGTCTACCTCAACGGCGTGAAGCAAGCGGCCAGTTCATTTCAAATTCTACAGACATTGCCGATGAATCAGCAACTCAAGTTCTTTAACACGCCGTCGGCCGATCAGACCGTTACGATCGATATGTCCTATTTCTACTATTGCAAGTTCACTGAAGATACGAATACTTTCGAGAAGTTCATGTATAATCTGTGGTCCGTGAAGAAAGTAACTCTGCGGTCTTGTAAGGCTGGCACATGAGAGATTGTGGAACAGCGCTCGCAGCCCTGTTAGCCTCGGGTCAGGTAGAACTGGCTCAGGCTGATCTTTATGACGTCACCACTCAGAGCGGCACTGTATTCCATTGGACGAATTTTGATGTAGAAATCCCTTATGGTGGAAACACCTACACGAACTATGGTCCTTTTCTTCAAAGGACTAAAGTTCAGACCGTGAACACAATGTCTATCCCGACATTAGAGATCACAATGCTCGCGACCGACGCCAGTTTCAATGGCGGTGCGGATCTTATGTCGCAGATGCACAATGGTCTGTTCGATGGTGCGACCTTAATTCTTAATCGCCTGTTCATGCTTTACCCGGTGACGTTGCCGATCGATACATCATTGGGGACAATACTCTACTTCGGTGGTGTACTCAGCACCATTGAGATTGAAGGTGTGAAAACCACACTCAAAGTCAAGGGTGCGAATAATAAACTCGATCAGTATGCACCGAGGAATCTTTTCCAGATCGGTTGTCTGCATAACTTCTGCGATAGCGGATGTACGCTGAACGCTGCATCGTTCACTTACGATTGCACGGTGCCGTCATCGCCTGCGGCCTCGAAGATATATGTCCCGTGGACGACTGCCCCTGCGGTGAGTCCTATCACGCTATTCCAGCTTGGCGCGCTGACTATGACGAGCGGTGCTGCGTCAGGGCAGTCACGTGACATTGCCTTTGCTGACAGTACCGGGGTGTATCTCGAGTACCCTCTGTATGACGTCCCACAGCCCGGCGATACCTTCACGGTCTTCGAAGGTTGTGATAAAACTAACGCGACCTGTACGTCTCGTGGTAACGAACAGAATTGGCGCGGGTTTCCATTCGTACCACCTGCCTTTCAAAATTTCTAGGTGTTGGATGTATAGTGCAGTCGCAAAAGATAATGTGGTTTCAGTCCAATACTATGGACTGAAAGAACGCTATATCTTCGCAACACCCGAAGAAGCTAGTTCGCGTGCCGCCATCGCGACAGAAGGTTATTCATGGGTTGGAACACCTTTCGTCAATTGTGCGGACATCAAAGGAAAGAATGGCGGTGTCGATTGTGCGATGCTTCTTGTGCGATCATATGTTGATACGAACGTACTGGCTCCATTTGACCCAAGACCGTATGATCCACAGTGGTATCTGCATAACGATGAACCGAAATTCCTTAACTGGATCGAAGTTGAATTGCATGGACGGGAAGTTGCATCACCGCAACTTGGCGATGTAGCCGTCTTCTTCTATGGTCGCTGCTTCAGTCATGGTGCGATATATCTGGGGGTGAATCAGATCGTACATGCACAGGCGAAAGGACGTTGTGTCTATGTGACCACTTTAGACGACACTGGCCTCAGGGTGACAAAGGGTGGTCTAAAACGCCCGGTCAAATTTTACGAGGTGCGTCGTGGGTAATTTTCTATTCGGTGGTAGTTCAGTCCAACCAATCATCTACACTGGTATTCAGGTTCAGACCAGTGCTCTGGACATGCCTATCCCATACGGTTACGGTCAAAATCGTATCAGCTTCAACCTTATCTGGTATAACAACTTTCAAAAGCACGATGAAGGTGGTCTCTTCGGTAAGGGCGGTGGAAAGGGCGATAATTACACCTATTCCGCGGCAGTGATCCTTGCTTTGGGTGAAGGAATTATTGATGAAATAGTCACGGTCTATTACAACCAGAATACGACTACGACCCTCAGCAATATGGGATATAGTTTCGCGTCTGGTACAGCCACTCAAACTCCGTGGGGCTATGTCGTCGCCAACTACCCGTCTCAGGCTCTGTCATACGCGAATACGTCTTACATCTATAACGATAATGCAAATCTAGGTTCTGCAGCCTCGCTTCCATCCATTGCAATGGAAGCGAAGATGAAGCTGAGCTATACTGCCGGAGATGGTTCGCCGGATGCTGATCCATCACAATTCATTCCTGATTTCTTGACCTATCCTCGTTACGGTATGGGTCTTACGATGTCGAACATTGATTCAACATCGCTGGCCTATTACAAGACATATGTTCAGGCTCAGGGCATCTTTATGTCGCCCTTCCTGTATAACGCCGAGAAAGCGACCACTATCTTGGATCGTTGGGCACAGCTCACAAATTCATGGATTTTCTGGTCCGGTAACGCCATCAAATTCGTACCGCTCGGTGACGCAGCGATCACAGCAAATGGATATACTTACACGCCGACGACAGCTATCCAGTACAGCATTGGACCGGAAGTTTTCGTCGGCAAGGAAATACCGATCAAGGTAAACCGGATTGACCCGGCGGACGCCTTCAATCGTACTCGCGTCACTATCTCGGATAGAGCGCAGCAATACAATTCAAATCCGATATTCTATCTCGCAGCCAATTTGATCACGCAGTACGGTCTTCGCGATAGCAATGACATCGACGCTAAGGAAATTTGTCAAGCCAGTATCGGATTGATCTGCGCTACATTGATCGGTCAGCGCGCGGCCTATCTGCGGAACACATACGAATTCACGCTCCCATATCGGTTTCTGCGCCTTGAACCGGGTGACCTCGTAACCATCACTCATCCATTCATTCAAGCGATTACGAACTTGCCTGTTCGTATTCGCACGATTGAAGAGAATGACAAGGGCGAATTGTCGGTACTCGCTGAAGAATGGCCCGGTACACTCGGCATCTACTATCCGCACGATCAACAGACCGGCTCCTATGTGGAAGTCAACCAACTCGCTGATCCAGGGAATGTAAACTGATGCCTTGCGTCTTTGAACCTGATTCAGATCTAGAATACGGCTCGATCTGGTGCGCTCTGTCCGGCGGCGATGAGTGGGGCGGAGCAGATATCTATATCAGCGTTAATGGCGGATCATCCTACTCTCGTATAGGGCGCATCACGGCCAACGCGAAACAGGGTCTGTTGACGGCAAATCTGCCAGACTACAGCGGGTCGAATCCTGACACGACCGATACACTCTCCGTAGATTTAACAGAGAGCGGTCAAATCTTACAGCCTGTAACTCATGTCGATGCTACCTCTTTTCGAACTCTGTCAGTAATTCAACCGGCACCGATAGCGAACGTCATTCAGCAACCCGAGCTAATCTCCTACGGCAACGTCGCCACGACCGGCACCTACACTGCGAACTTGACCTATCTCTACCGAGGGATCTACGGTAACGGTCATGCTTCACACGCCATCGGCGAACAGTTCACGCTCATCGATATCAGCAAACAGAGCGGGTCAGTCCTGAGTATCCCCCTCCCCGTTCAGTACATCGGTCAAACCCTTCTTCTTAAATTCGCCAGCTTTAATCTCTTCAATCTGGGAAACCAAGATCTTTCGACTCTGACCGCATATCAATACACGCCGACTGGCCGGGGGTATGGATTAGGGGCGCTCGGGGTTCCTTTGACGCCGACGGGGTTGACTGCGACCGCGGGTTCTGGGCAGATAGATGTATCCTGGAGTATGAACGCTCGTCAGGATAATGTTCAATTGTACACACTCTATGCGGCACCGGGTCTATCACAGCCGTTCAGTAGCGCGGTTCAAATCTTCTCTGGTCTGTCCAGTGTATTCGGGTTCACTGGATTACCGGGATCTACCAGTTACACGTTCTTTCTGACCGCTACGAATGCCGCTGGAACATCATCTCATACATCGGGAGTTAATGGGACATCTGGTTCTGGTGGCGTAGGTATCGAAGTTACAGACGGAACTACGACGGTTACTGGAGCAACTGAGATCAACTTTACTTCAGGTGCGACTGTTTCTGCTGGCGGGAGTGGCGTTGCTGATGTAAGTATTACCGGCGGAGGTGGCGGAGGTGGAAGCTGGCTTCCACTTGTAGATGGAGCTGAACCGCCAGTTTTCATAACAGATGGCGCAGGCGTGTTGATCGCAGTCGCTTTCACACCGTGAGGTTACGATGACTGATTCAACTCTGAATAGATTCCTTTCTCAAGGCACGAATTCGCAGAGACTCGCGTTCACGCCGAGCCCACCTACTCCGGCTAGTGGACCAGCTTCGTCGTATCTGTGGTTTGAAACGGACACGAGTACCCTCTGGTGCTATGATGTCGGCACATCCACATGGACCGAAGTCAGTGGAGGCGGCGGAGGCGGCGGAGGCGGCGGTGTAGTCTATGTCCCGCCTAGCACGGCTACGTTCTCTTGGACCAATCAACCCTCCGGCGCAACCCAGACAAATCTTCCGAACGGCAGGGGACTTCAGGTATTTACTCCGTCGGCTGGCGGAGGTCGAAATATGGCTCTTCTAACAGAGGCCGCTCCAGCAACGCCATGGACACGATGGCTGCGGTTATCTGCTCTACCGAATTGGAGTAACTACTATGAATTCGGTATCGCGGTAGCAGATGGGTCTGGTAAGATCATACATTGGGACTTGAATACGAATAACGCCTACTGTTTCAATATTGAAGAATATACAAATCCCACCACATATGGGTCATCGGTCTATGGTCCAAGTGCCGGACAGGGTGTTTTTTGGCCCCCTTATGTCGGTGTACAGGATGATGGAACTAATCTGAATTTTCTTGTCAGTTACGATGGTGTTTCTTCTTATGTGGTTTATTCTGCATCGAGAACGGCATTCTTTTCCGCTGGTCCGACTTTGGTTGGTATCGGCGTCAATGGTTTTTCGCAAACGGTTACGATGAATGCTATTCATTGGGATAGCAACCTTCCTCTATTTCAAAACGCCAATGTCTGTATTGACCCTTACGGGCCGCCGAGTTCTGGTGGTTGGACTACGTTTTCCGGAGACTCGACGAATCCTACCTTGAACAGTGTGTCCAATCTTGGTCTTGTCATTGATATGGGACCAAATAATTTGACAGGCAATCTCATTCGAGGAGTTGTTCAAGCGGTCCCTGGATCGACTTACACATTCTCAGCTAGAATAAGGGGCAATCGTACTCCTTACAGTTATCGAGGCACAGGGATCTGTGTTTCTGATGGAACCAAGTATATCATGCTGGCGATGGTAAGCCACACGAATGGTGCCCCGCATATTCAGCTTGGGCAGTTTACGAATACGACTACACTAAATACAAGTCCAGTCGATGTGGCTGCCGACGAATTTGAATACTTTCAAATCCAGAACAATGGTACGAATCGAATATATAGTCTGTCTCGTGATGGAACAAATTGGACGCCCATCTATTCTGAATCGCACACGGCTTTTCTCACCGAAACTGAACTTGGATTCGTTGGTCAGATTGATGGCAACGATAACACCTACATATTCGGCGAACACACTTATCTCACCGTTCCATGGATGAAAGCAACTTCGCCCTAAGGAGGCAACATGTCGCTCGCACAAACTTTAGTCTTGTCGCCTACTCCGTACAAGACATATGTCTTGCCGAGTGGCAACATCTATACGGCTGATATCAACGGTATCATTACGAACCTACAGTCACAGGCTGACATCGCCAGCCTGATCTCTGCCGGTTGCGCGCAACTCACTCCGCCGCCAACTGATCTTCTCGGTGTACTGCTCCAAGCCAACTTCAACGTGACTACTGATCAGCGAATGAGTATGCTGATCAATGGCATCTATCGCATCAAGCGATTCGTGGTCTGGAATGCGTCGATTAGCCTGACGACGGCGGCGGGAGGATTCTATACCGGCGCAGGAAAGACTGGGACTACTCTCGTAGGTTCCGGTCAAACCTATACGACGCTGTCATCTCAGTACATCGCTGAAGAGCCTACACTCAATGCCCCGAGTGTTGTGCTACCGACCGGCACCCCGGTCTATTTCTCGTTGACCACGCCTCAAGGAGCAGCGGCCACCGCCGACATCTACGCTTATGGAGATGTGTACGAATGAACGCTATCGCGCTCGCCCTCATTAAGAAGAATGAGCAATGTCGTCTCAAGGCATATTGGGATGCTGAGGGCGAACGGTGGACCTGTGGATGGGGTGACACTGGCCCCGACGTTACGCGCGATACCGAATGGACCCAAGAAGAAGCCGATGCTCGACTTCTTGTGCGGTTCAATGAATTCGAAACATCTGTCATGAAACTGACGGCGCGTTATCGCCTCAGCGAAATGCAGACTGCCGCTCTAATCTCGTTCGAGTATAACACGGGAGCTGGAGCATTATATCGGTCAGACATACTGAAGTTCATCACTAGCCGAAACTATCTTAGTGCCGCGAAAGCGTTCATTAACTATGATCATGCGGGCGGTAAAGAAATGCTCGGCCTTCTGAAGCGAAGGCTCGAGGAAGCCGCTCTGTTCTGTGAGGGGTCTTCATAATGGCACCGAGACGGGGATCAACGGGTATGTCAGCCGATCAAATGATGCAGGTTCAACGAGAGTTGGGCGCAATATCGCAATCGCTCAAAAATGCGGAAGAATACCGCGCGGAAGTATTGAAGCGACTCGATGACCAGAACGGTAAATCCGATGAACTATCCAAACGGTTGTCGGATAAGATCGACGAGCAAAAGGAAAAGATCGATGCTCTTCGTGGTTCGTTGACCAACATCGAATCTGCATTGAAATCTACGACGAGCGTGGTCGCCAATATCGCTGTTGAAAAATGCGGGGATCGCCTTGATGCTCTGGAAAAGCTGGTCGCTGGTTTTCCGCAGATCGAAAGCGAAGTCATGTTCTGGCGAAACTTACTCGGCGGCACATTCTCCGCTGTCTGGAAAATCACACTCGCGGTCATTGGAAGCGGGGCAGTAGGAGGGCTGATCGTTCACTGGACAGCCAAATAGGGAGATTACTATGTCGATTATGGATATCGCGTCAGGTCAAGCACCTCTGTCTCATGTGCTGTCTGCCGCCACGTTAGGTGAGGGACTATCCCAGACAGTGGTCTGGGTGATGTCCCTTCATCAGATCGTGCCACCATCTCCAGTAGTGCAATTCATCACGGGTTGCAGTATCGGGGTAGTCAGTGTTAGCATGATGTTCATCGCTTGGCTGACAAAGAAGCTGAGCTAACAAGGAGAGAATTATGAAGCGTATCCTACTCGCAGCGACTGTCGCTGCAATGTCGTTCCTTTCCGGGTGCGGCACGATGGGCGGCGGTCTCTCGCTGTCTGGTGGTGATCAGAGTGTCATCGCCAATTTCGACGCCAACCTTTCACAGGCGACCGCCGTGTTCACGGCGGCTGGCGATAAGATCGATGCTCAGTGTTCCAGCGGCATTCAGACATGGCTCGACAGTCTTTCGGGTGTGAAGGGCGCGTCCGTCCAGATCAACACTCCGGGCGGCGACTTCGCCGAAGCTGTCGTGGTGATCAATGGTGTATCCGGCGGAATCCCCGATCAGTTCTTTCTGGACTGCGGACCCGCATGGATGAAGCACCAGTCCAAGATCATCGCCCTGCTCGCCGGTATCGGCATCAAGATCGGTTAACGGGGAAGGGTCCAGTATGCTTAACGATCGTGAATTGTCGAAGGTATGCTGGACCCTCTACCTGGACCAGCCCACCGACTATTGGGACCGACTTTTCCCACATGATGGTGGATATGTGGGTATCAAGCAAATCGGCGACGAGATCGTCGTGTGCTGGCGGGGTTCAACCACCCTGTTCGATTGGCTTGAAGACTTCCAGGCCGTCCCTGTAATGGACCATGATCTAGGTATGGTTCATTCAGGATTCCTTGGCGGCGTGAACAGCATCATGGATTCCGTGACTGCCGCTGTCGCATCGTCGAGAGTTTATGTCATCGGTCATTCACTCGGCGCAGGTCACGCTGCGATCCATGCCGCGAAACTTATTCTCGCAGGCCGTGCTCCACAGAAAGTCACTCTGTGGGGCTGTCCACGTCCCGGCTTCCAGCAACTCCGGGATATCTTAAACCGACCTAAGTTCAATATCACATCCTACAAGAACAGGAAAGATCCTGTGACGGATGTGCCGGTCAACATCGGCGACTTCAAGTATGTCGATGCAACGACCTTCTATACGGTGAACGTGGCTCCATCGCTTATGGACGCATGGGGTCCGCTTGCCGACCACCACTTCAACCTCTACGCAACCGCCATGGAGGCGTTGTATCCTCCAAAGACCTAAGGGAGACTATCTTGTCCAACAGACCTACAATCCATACTCTCGTCGCCTGTTGCTCCAACGTGAATCACAATCTTCAGTTCAAAGGCGAAGCATCTGCCAAGTCTTGCCTGACCACTCTCTTCGAAGCCTCGCGCAAATATCACTGCGAAGGTGTCGTCGTACCCTTCAAAGTCGAAGATGATTTCGGGGCCACATTCGCAGGGTTCGGTAGCGAACTCCGTAGCCTGCGGCTCGTTGATATCGCCGGCGAGCACAAGGCCGCACAAGAACTCGAACTTCACAAGGCTTACGGGGCGAAGGACTTCCAGGAACGTATGCAGACCGACCACCGTGCTCTGTCTCTGGCACAGGCCAGAACACCGGCCCTCATTCGTTAGATCAACCAAGCCTTAGCTCCATCACCCATGATGGCGGAGCTGATGTTGATCTTATTCCTCAATGCCTTCAATACCTTCATGTCAATCGTCTTAGGCGTCACCAAGTCCACATACGTTACGGACTTGGTGAGGCCTTGGCGATGAACCCGGTCTTCTGACTGGATTCGGTTATCCAAGCTGAAATCGTTGGAATAGTAGATCACCACGCCAGCGGCTGTGAGCGTCAGCCCCCTCCCGGCCGTCGCAGCATTTCCAACAAAGAACCGGCAGGTTGGATCCGCTTGAAATCGGTTGATCGCGGTCTTGCGATCGTCATCACTAACGCCTCCGTGGTATTGGACAATAGATGTCTCACCATATTCCTTTGATATGGCTTCAACGATCTTAGCAAGATCAAATCTGTACCGTGACCAGATGACCGCCTTCTCGCTCGTTTCACTCAAGACCTCCATCAAGGTACTCAGCCGATTATTGTCTATCGCATGGACATTATCTTCTTCATCGACGATATGACCGCAGACCAATTGATGCAGGCGGGTGATCTGTACAATCACTTCAGTTGCCGTGACATGCGGCCCAAGTTCATCGATCTTGGTCGTAGCGTTGTTCAGCAGTTCCTTATACATTCGGGCCTGCTGATCGGTTAGCCCCACTTCCCGTTGAACATAAATCTTGGGCGGTAGATCAAGGCACTGTGATTTTAGTACCCGATAAGAATGCGGAGTGATCTTTTTCGATAGATCCTCGGTCTCACGAAATCCTACCACGACCTGTACCTTTCGCCCACCGAAGTCTATCTTCCGCAATATCGCATAGCGCGCGCGGAAAGAATAATAGGATGAGAAACCCAATAATTTCTCATCCAAAAACGCAAACTGAGCGTACAGGTCAAGCGGGGAATTGAGTACAGGGCTCCCGGTTAGGATTCGTTTATACTTCGCCATCTTGCCAAGGCACACGATCTCACGGGTACGCCGTGATCCAACGTTCTTGATCGTTGGACTTTCATCGACAGTGATTTTGACGCCACGACGAGCAGTTTTGATTAACTGCTCGCAGTAGGCGGTTGCTCGGCCACCGGCGCTAAAGGCCTCCACGTTTATTATGAGTATCCTGAAGCTCTCAGACGGTTTCAAGAGCCTCTCAAGCTGGCGGGCCGCATTGGCACCCGCCCCCCATTTACCGATCACCGCAGCGTCCCTAATAGGGTCAGGCATGTGTACGGGAAACTCGACGTCAGGCCAGTTTGAATAGACACCTTTCGGAGCTATGATGATCCATATGTCAATTTCTTTATCAACGTATAGTTCACATGATTCATCAATATCGACCTTGGTCTTGCCAGTGCCCATCTCCATGAAAAAGGCGAAACCCCGCTTACGACGGGACTTGCCTCTGGCAGCTACCTGATGCTGAAATGACTTCGTTTTTTCCTGATACATGAACCACTCCCTTGACCGGGGAGTATAGTACCACTGAGCTCGGCGTGACGATAATTTCGCAGCCCATACTTCTATATACATATAAACCGGGATATTACTTTTGAAGTTAAAGCTCGTTCGGCATCCGTCGGTTTTTATGAGCTTTAAGCCTTCAGACGGTCAAAAGCAATGTACGGGAGGCCAAACCAATGTACGGACAGAAAGCAAATTATATCGCCCGCACAACGGGTTAGCTGTTCAAGTATTGGTTTCTCGCGCGCGTAGGCGCGATGCTGCAAAATTTTGGTCTCGCGCTCGCCCGCGTACAAGACGCAACCAATATCCCCGCTTTGCACCCGGACCTAGTCGGTGGCACAATGCCTGCCCACGAAAACAGGGAGCACTTCATGGACGATGAAGTCGTCGGCTTTACGGACGCACCGTCAGCAGCAGAAAGCAAGAAGCTGGCGAGACTGGGACAGGAGCTCACCGACCTGGACACCAAGATTGACAGGTTGAAAAAAGAATTGGAGGAAACGAGTAAGCGCCGAAACGAGATGGCGTTCAAAGAAATTCCAGACTTCATGGAGCGCATCGGCCAGGACAAAATTGGCCTCCCCGGCTCCAACGTCGATCTTGTTCTGGAACCATACTATCACGCCAATATCGCAGCGGAGTGGGAACCGGAACGACGTGAAAAGGCTTTCGCATGGCTCGAGAAGCACGGACACGGTGATTTGATCAAGACTACTGTTTCAATCACCTTCCCTCGTCGAGCTCTGGCAGCGGCCCATTTCCTGGTCGCACAGATTAAGAAAATCTCATCCAAGAAATATACGATACCCGAGCCGGAAATGGCGATGGGTGTCCCGTGGAATACACTGACCGCGTTCGTAAAGGAACAGGTCGAAAAGGGTGTCGTTTTGCCCCTCGACACTCTCGGTGCTACAGTGGGGCGTATCGTGAAAGTCAAAGGGAGAAAGAAGTAATGGCTGGTAAGAAAACCCCGGCTGCGAAGCCGGAAGAGCCAAAGCAAGAAGTAGCGGTCGTTGACGACAGGAAAATACTTCCATCAGTTCGTGTCGTCGATGATGTCACCGAGATAGCCGAACTTCAGGGCGTCGAAGGTGCCGGTCTTTCCGATAACGTCGAAGATCGTGGCGTACCACTATTCTACATCGCGCAGAAGGGCAGTCCTCAGCTCGACAAGAAGCAGGACAAGTATATTCAGGGCCTCGAATTCGGCGATGTGTTCAATAACCTGACGGGCGAATCGTACGCTGCCGAAGCCGAAGGTGTTCTGCTTCTGCCGTGCTACTTCCGCGCGAACTGGAACAAGTGGACGCCTCGCGATCTGGGCGGCGGCTTCCATGGGTCCGAACCACGTGACACACCGCTTCTCAAGGGTGCGAGACAGTGGGTGGACAAGAACGGCAAGACGAGGCGTGATATTCTCGATTTGCCGGATGGTGATCAGCTTGTCATGACTCACCATTATTTCTGCGTTGTCGCCGAAACATGGACGCCGGTCATCGTGCCCATGTCATCCACGCAACTCGGTGCGAGTCGAAAGTTGCAGGCGATCATCGACAGCTTCAAGATCCAAGTGAACGGTAGGATCTTGGTTCAGCCTGCCTACTGGAATCTGTGGCGCTTCAAGACCGTCTACAAGGACGACGGCGACAATCAGTGGTATCTGTGGGCTCCCGAAGTCGAGGGCCAGAATGAAGACCCCAAACTCCGTGCCTTCTGCAAGGAGTTCGCTCTGGCCTGCAAGAATAACGAGGTCAAGATGTCGAACCCCGTCGTGGAAGAAAACGGTACGATTATCGACGCAACCGTTCCCATATAATCGGTCATAAGGGGCAAATCGGGCGGGTCTTAGCTGATCCGCCCGATATATCACCACTATGGAATACGCACGAACTTTCATGGCATTGTTCGATGGGTTCCCTGATGCTTATGGGACCTATGACCGATTAGATAAGAGTATGCAGAAGGGCGGTAAGCTAGAGATCAAGGCTACCGCTCGCACTATCCGCGAACCTGTTACGCTTGAACTGTGGCAGGCGCATTTAGAAGGGAAGCGGTCTCTTGGCGTCATTCCTATTCGTCCGGATGGCACATGCTCGTGGGGCTGCATAGACATTGACCGTTATGACCTGAACATGGCGGCGGTAGTTGAGGAAATAGAAAAGCGGAAGTTGCCTCTGGTCGCGTGTAGAACGAAGTCGGGCGGCTTGCATCTGTTCCTGTTCTTAAGTCAGCCAGCTCATGCAGCCGATCTTCGTGACGTGTTGACTGAAATGGCCGGTCTGCTAGGATTTGGGGGAAGTGAGATATTCCCCAAACAGACCCAAATCCTAGCAGAAAGGGGTGATGTCGGCAACTGGCTGAACATGCCGTACTTCGCAGGCAACCGCACGGACCGTTACGGAGTCAAGAAGACCGCAGCCGCTATGACAATGGCGGAGTTCATCGAGTATGCCGACGAGCATCGCCAGCCTCTGCAGAAGAGCGCCGGTACGGTCAAGCTCAACGATGAGTTCAAGGACGGGCCTCCATGCCTCCAGTACCTGACCACAGTAGGGTTCACCCCCGGTTCCCGCAACGCCGGTCTCTTCGCTCTGGGAACATTCGCCAAGAAGAAATATGGCGATGAATGGGAAGGTCATCTGGAGAATATGAATCGTCAGTTCATGTCTCCACCACTTCCGTCCGATGAAGTCCAGGAAGTCATCAAGAACCTTAAGAAAAAGAGTTTTGAATACAAGTGTAAGGATGCGCCGATCAATGCTCATTGCAATTCATCGCTTTGTAGGACCAGACGACATGGGGTTGGGAATGGAGGAAACGGTGCGAAGTTTCCGGCGATCGGGGGAATATCTGTTTTGGAGACCGATCCGCCACTGTGGTTTCTTGATGTAGATGGTCAGCGTATCGAATTGACAACGGAACAGCTTCAGGACTATAACAAATTTCAGCGCCGATGTATGGAAGCGGTGCATACGATCTACCAGCGGCTGAAGCCGGACACATGGCTCGAGATTCTTGGCGAGGCCATGCAGAACGTGAACAAGATTTCGGCGCCGCCCGATGCATCCATTGAAGGGCACTTCGTCGAACTTCTACAAGAGTTTTGTATGAATCGTTATCGGGCAGAATCAAAGGACGATATCCTCAGCGGCAAGCCTTGGGAAGATGAAGAAGGTCGTCGGTTTTATTTCAGGTTAAGAGATCTAATGGATCACTTATCCCGAGCTAAATTCGAGTGGGGCCGAAACAAAGTCAGTTCCACTATCCAGAAAATCGGTGGTACATCGTTTTTTCAAATCAAAAGTCGTGGTGTTAATGTACTCTGGGTGCCGGGCGATATGTTCGAGACACCTGTGAAGTTGGACTTGCCGAAAATGAAGGAAACCCCAATATGAAGGACGGTTATCAGCCTACGGATGATGGTGATAAGTCACGTCCGCCGCAAGGTCGGTCAAACGTGCAAGAAGTCTTGGTAGAACTGTGCGGCCCGAAGTTCCATATAACCCCGAGGATGCAACTGCGGATCACGTTGCTGGACATGGTTGTCCGGGCAGCAGCGATCAACGGCGTGAAGATCACAGGCGCAGACCTACAGAAAGAAGTCGAGAACTTGGAAAAGTGGATCGAATCTGTGGAGCATGTGTGATGTCGGTCTACGTTGATGATGCTCGACACAACTATGGTCGCATGATCATGTGTCATATGCTCGCTGATACTGAAGAAGAATTACACGCGATGGCGGACAAGATCTGCGTCTCGCGGCGCTGGTATCAGAAAGATCATTATGATATCTGCATGGCGAAGCGGGCGCTGGCGCGAGAATGCGGGGCGATCAATATCACTGAACGTCAGGCCGTCGAAATTCGCCGCAAGTTCAGGGAGAAACTGAAATGACAATATACGCCACTCGGCCCGAGAAACAACATTGGGATGAGTTTGATTATTGGCCGTCGTACTCTCGGCCGCAGACAACGGTCTTCTTGGAACCAGATCACCGACCTACCGGATTAGTGGATTCAAGAGGACACGCTATCGTCGCATTGGCAGAGAAGATCGGATTTAAGCTATGATGCCTGAAATCGTACTTGGCCCTCCGGGCACCGGCAAGACAACCGAACTATTGTCGAGAGTGGAAGCTTCTCTCGCCAATGGTACTGATCCAGAAAGGATAGCGTATGTCACATTCACAAAGCGAGGAGCCAACGAAGCTATCGAACGCGCGATGGCTAAATTCAACCTATCTCGAAACAAGCTACGTTATTTCAGGACTCTACACTCGTTATGTTTCCAGGCGGCTGGCCTTTCCAATGGTGACGTCTTCGAGGGGAAGAAAGTCGTTGAGTTTGGAGACTGGCTCGGAATTAAACTTAGCGAGTCAGTGAGTATGGACGAAGGTAGTACCTTCGGATATAATCCAGGTGACCGAGGCATGTTCATGGAGAACTTGTCTCGTATCAAGATGATCCCACTCCGTCAGCTTTACGATCGCGATGATGACGCGTTGCCGTGGGATATGGTTGAGCGATTGTCGCGAGGTCTGGTCGAATACAAGCGAGCGCACTCTCTGGTAGATTATACCGACATGCTGTCACTATTCGTAAAGAGCGAATGGTCACCGGCGCTAGATGAACTCTATGTTGATGAGGCGCAGGACCTGTCGCTTCTTCAATGGAAAGTTGTCGAGAAGCTGGCGCGCGGATGCAAACGGGTGGTGATCGCCGGCGATGACGACCAAGCGATCTATAAGTGGGCCGGTGCCGACGTTGACCATTTCGTGGACATGGAAGGACATGTGAAGGTGCTCACTCAGTCTTGGAGAGTCCCAAGGACTGTCCAACAACTGAGCGATCGTATCATCTCGCAGGTCCATAAGCGCCGACCCAAGGAATGGAACCCGCGACCCGAAGACGGCAAGCTCATTCGTACCATACGGATCGGCGAAGTGGACTTATTCGACAACCGAGAGATACTGATTCTGGGTCGGAACACCTATGTCCTCAAGCCGGTGATGCGCTATCTTCAACGTGAGGGTGTCGTGTACGACTGGAAAGGACATTCAAGCGTGAGTAAGGTCACGTTGAATGGCGTGATGGCGTGGGAAGCACTCAGGGCCGACAAGACTATAACCGCGGACGAAGCGCGCCAAGTCTACACGCTGATGTCCACTGGCAAGGGCGTCAAGCGAGGATTTAAGACCCTCCCCGGTTTCGGCCCCGGTGATGAAGTCTCGATGCGCGATCTGGTGAGCCGGGGAGGGCTGTTGCGCGAAGATATATGGCACGAAGCATTGGATCGTATCCCTGAAGAAGAGAAACTCTACATGCTTCGGGCTCGTAAGAAGGGCGAAAGTCTATTGAAGAAACCGCGAGTTAGGGTGTCAACGATACACGGATCCAAGGGCGCGCAGGGCGACCACGTGATCTTATTTCGTGACATGGCGCCGAAGACTTACGCCGAAATGATCAAGTTCCCTGAAGACGAGGCGAGGGCGTGGTATGTCGCTGTGACACGGACAAGGGTGTCCTGTACGATCGTTGCGCCTGCGACGCGTTTGCAGTATCCTCTCTAAGAAGAAAACGCTTGCAATCACTTTTCTTCTGGAATAAGGTGCATCTCAGTGAGACAAGCATGGTGCTGTCTCCGTTGAAAGGGACTTATATTCGTGGCAAAGAAAGCAGCGGCTCCGGCCGCGGAAGCAACGAAACCGGCCGCCGAAGCAGCCAAGCCGGAGAAGGAAGTCAAGGAGAAGCTGGTCGCGGGCAAGCCGCTCAGCGCCAAGATTCTTTTCGGCAAGGACAAAGAGGGCAAGTCGTACGGCAAGGACAACAACCCGAAGCGGCGCAAGGCCGGCGAACGGTTTGCTCTTTACACCGACGGCATGACAGTCCAGAAGGCACTCGACGCCGGAATTTCGGCCGCCGACATTGCCTGGGACGTCGGCAAGGGTTTCATCACACTGAACTAACTTCCCCCGCGATGGGAAGTGCAAAAGGGATCGCTCGAAAGGGCGGTCCTTTTTGTTTTCTTAAAGGAGAAGCCATGATCTATGGAGCTGAATATCTGGCGCAGATGGAGACCAAGGTGGTCGAGCCCTTCTGTGAAAGGTCAACGTTTGACTGGAATGGCATGAAGTTGAGTTATGGGCTCGGCTTCGGTAGCTATGATGTGCGTCTCGATCAAGAACTACGGATCACTCGACACGATGGAATGGTTCTTGCATCTACGTTCGAGAAATTCAAAATGCCCGGATACATGCTTGGCATAGTGCATGACAAGAGTTCATTAGTGCGTCTTGGACTAACTGTCCAAAACACACTGATCGACCCCGGCTGGCGCGGTTTCCTTACTCTGGAACTTCTATATCATAATTCGGGTTTCGTACGCCTGAAGAAAGGTATGCCGATTGCCCAGATCGCGTTCCATTACGTCGAAGGGGGAAGAGCCTACGAAGGCAAGTATCAGGATCAGGAAGAAGGACCACAGGGAGCACGAGGGTGAGCTGCCTCTTCAAATTCGTGGGTGGAGAAAAATATCCTTGTTGGGGAGAAATGATATTCTATCATTTAACCGATCAAGGAGATGCGTTCTACACCTGTGAAGGACACGTAGACTATTCCATGCTTAAAGAGGATGACGAAAACAACCGGAGATATATCAATGAACCACGCAAACGAATTCTTTGAATTTGCCAGAAAGCGACACCAAATATACTTGGACCGTAAGGCCGGGAAGCCGTGGCCTTGGACCGATGATCCTATCTTGCAGACCTACAGTTTCACGAACGTGTACCGTGAATTGGATCGTGTGACACAGTGGTTCAAGGACCATGTCCGTGAACCGATGAGAGCAACCCCAGAGGTGTTGCTCGCAACAATCGCCTTCCGTTGGTTCAACAGACCCACGACCGGCGAAGCTATCTTCAGTCAAGGATTCCTTGATGATGGTCGCAGTTCCTGGGACTATTTCTTGGAGACCGGCGACACCGGCAAGATGCGCGAATCTATCAAACTGATGTGCGGCGAGGGTCCGTATGTGAACGGCGCGTATATCATTCTTGGGCAGCAAGGGATGCCCAAGTTGGATGGTGTTCTGGCTTGCATACGGACGGTCTGGAACTCGTCGGAAGTATATGGTGGACGGCACTGGCGGGCCGTGGCTGAGAGTTGCCTAGAGGGTCGTGAGAGCCTTCAGAGCGTCTGGGATTGGTTCAGGCAATACCCGTACAGCGGCGACTTCATTTCATATGAGGTCGTGACCGATCTCAGGCACACGGATCTATTAGGATGTGCGCCCGACATCATGACATGGGCGAATCCGGGACCCGGCGCGGAACGTGGCCTCGCTCGCGTTACGGGTCGCGGTGTGAGCTATCGCGCTGTCCAGAAGAAAGTGTCCAAGTCTGCCATGATTGAAGAAATGCGCGATCTCTTGAAAATGTCAAGAGATCGCCAATTCTGGCCGCAACGTCAAGGATGGACGCCACTCGAGATGCGTGAAATCGAACATACGCTCTGCGAGTTCGACAAGTACGAACGGACACGTACTGATGAAGGCAAGCCGAAGGCTCGTTACAGATATCGCGGATGAATAAGAATGAACTGATAACGAAAGCATATCGCCTATTCCCCGCATGTCGTTGGAATGAGGAGTTAGCGAATGTGCTTTCGTTCTATTTATCATATCCAAGAAAAGATATTGACAAGCTATTATCGGGCCGTAAGAAGATTCCTCCAGACGTCGAAGACCAGATCAATAAACTGACTCTTCAACGATTCGGTCCAGTCACAATGAGGAAACGACCGGTGCTCCTCGGCTTCCATGATTACCATCAGCCTTGGACTCACATCTATTATCCGACCAAAGGCGTTGGGGGGACCCTATGGGAGATGCTGGCTGAGAAAGGTGTCAGTCAGTCAGACTATCTGAGGGCGTTCGATCGCCGGTGCATGGTGCGAAATTATGATGATGACTTCTCCAAGATGATGGGAGAGGCGAAGGTCGCAGCACCGGATCTTTGGAAATCTCTGCGCGGTCGTATTGTGATGATTGTAGACCGCGAGGTCTTGAGCGCCCTAGGGCTCAAACCTCTACATTCGTTTCAATGGTATGTCAAGAATAGGGTCTTCTGGTTCGTGTGCCCATCTCGCAATGATTTTGCTGTTCGGTGGGAAGGAGCGCATGTCAATCTAGCACTCGCCCAACGATTAGAGACACTTTACCTCCACCACATATCTGGGTAATACTATGAGCAGATCTGCTCACTGCGGGTCTACTCATGGAAAGGAATCCCGGTATGCATCCCTCAACTTACGAATATCTTCAACCCACCGAAGAACAGATTGCAAAGATGGCTCGTGTACGAGCAGCCGCCAAGGCGTTCAACGATGTCTTGGATGCAGAATTACCTGACGGACCAGACAAGACCTTTGTAATCCGTGCTCATCGTTCGAATGCTATGTGGGCGAATGTCGCCATCACTCGTCATCCTGATGGTACACCGCGAACGTAGGAGACAACATGAGAACCCAGACTCCCCCGTATGCGATTCAGGTTGAGTTATCGGAAGGATGCAATCTCTATTGCTCTTTCTGCGGCCTGCGCGGGATACGTGAATACAAGAATAAGAACTTCAAGTTCATGTCGCCCGATACCCTAGCTTCGTTAGGTGATCAGGTGACGCAGGAGAAATGGACAGCACGAGTTGAATTTGCCATGCATGGCGAACCGACCATGCATCCGTCTTACGTGGAAATGATCCGCATAGCTCGGGCGCACATGCCCAAGAATCAGTTGATGGTGACCAGCAACGGCGGCGGTCTGCTCATGCACGGTGGACCTATGATCACTATCCCTGCATTATTCAATGCAGGGTTGACGATCTTGGCGCTCGACGACTACCAAGATGTGCAAATCATCGGCAAAGTCAGGGAGATACAAGATGAACTGGAAGCGAAACTTAAAGCGGACGGCCATGATGTTCTGGTATGCGATTATCCTGGAGATGCCCGTGGTAATCCGCATCGTCGGTTAGATCGCGGATCTGGGTTGATCAGCTATATCCGCGATATAAGCGCGTCCAATTCCGGAACCCACAGTAGCCTCAACAATCATGCAGGGGCGGCGTTCCCGCCGTCTCTTGTGGCAAAGCATAAACGATGTGCGAAACCTTTCCGCGAAATGTCAATCAGGTGGGACGGCAATGTGGCGATATGTTGCAACGACTGGCGTGGCGTCTTCAAGTGTGGAAACATTGTCACAGACGGACTTGTCGCAGTCTGGGATTCTACGGCGATGGACGCAGCTCGAAGACATCTTGTCAAGGGTGACCGGTCATTCGCACCTTGTCAAGGATGTGACGCCTTATCCTATCGAGTGGGACTTCTACCAGACCCATTGGGTAAAGAGCAGATGCCAGATCCTGACCGTGAAAGCGAGGCTGCTCTGCTGAAAGCAATCTCTGGTTCACCATACACGCAACCAATCAAAAGGGAATGGGAGAAATGATTCCAATCTTCATACCAAGTCTGGGACGTCCCGGTGTCGTCGGCGCTCGCACACTGGCCCAGATTCCACCGACATATCTGGCAAATACCTGGATCATAACGCCGGGAAAAGATATTCCACGGTATAAATCTTATCTCCAAAAATACGTCGATAAAGGAGTGAGTTTCGTGGAAGACCCAGGTGGCGGAATATCTGGGGTACGACAAGGCATCGGGCGGTTTGCTGACCAAATTGGCGAACCGAAGTTTATCATGCTCGATGATGACCTAAAATTCTTTCGACACGTCAGCGCCGATGATTATCATCTTCTTGCAGTAAACGATACCGAGTTCACGGAGATGATGCAGACGGTCGAAGAATATCTGGGCACCTACGCTCAGGTGTCGATCAGCAGCCGCGAGGGCAACAACCGCTTCGGCGTAGGACCAGCGCCAATGGCCCAGACCGATACGCGAGCCTTACGGGCACTCGCATTCCGGGTCAAGGAATTCAATGCGTGCGAACATGGTCGTGTAGAAGTCATGGAGGATTTCGACGTGCAACTCCAGCTTCTGCGCAAGGGATTCCATAACGTGGTCTTCGCCTATTGGGCGCACGATCAACAGATGACGAATGCGTCGGGCGGCTGTTCAACGTACCGGACACACGAGTTGCATGAGCGCTCCGCGCACAAGCTGGCAGAACTCCACCCCGGCCTCGTGAGTTTGCGCCAGAAGGAAAACAAGACTGACCGGGGGAAGTTTGGGACTCGCACTGAGGTGACGGTGCAATGGAAGAAGGCATATCGATATGGTGTATAGAGATCCACCAGAAAATATCGTTTCAACTGCTAATGACGTAACCAGATGGTTATATCACAATGTCATTGATGACGACATTGTTACGATTTGCGGACTACATTGGAGTCGCAAAGGTGATTTTTATTCGGTGCCGCCGGTCATACCGATGCTCCTCACTTGCCCATTATGCGGGGAACGTCACATTGACGAAGGGGAGTTTGCATCGAAGCCACATCACACCCATGCTTGCCAGCACTGTGGAATGGCGTGGCGACCTGCTATCGTGAACACCGTCGGTGTTCGTTTTCTTCCAGGCTTCAAGGATGGAGAATAGAATGTTGATTAAGGGACGGAACGTTAACCATGTCTTCGCGGAAGGGTGTCTGTATTTGCGAGACTATGGGAAGTTGCAGAAGTCACGAGCCGGCGATGTGCTGGTCTGTGACCACCCAGTCATGTCGGTGTACGATAAACCGACGGAACGGGTTCTGTTTTCATGGGCAAGGGATGCAAATCCCTTCTTCCACCTCATGGAGTCATTGTGGATGCTCAACGGGGGACAGGATGCCCGTTGGCTTGATCAGTTCGTGAAAGACTTCTCATCTCGGTTCGCCGAAACGAACGGTCTGCTCTGGGGTGCTTATGGTCATCGGTGGCGAAACCATTTCGATATGGACCAACTCAAGGTAATTGTGGATCGTTTGACGAAGAACCCAGATGATCGCCGGGTGGTCCTTACAATGTGGGATCCGACCTACGATCTGTGTGAACTTCGGGACTACCAGGATCTCGATATACCGGAACCCAAGGATCTTCCCTGCAACACTCACGTCTACCCGAGGATAGTCAATGGCGCACTGGATATCACAGTATGCTGCCGATCCAACGATATTATCTGGGGCGCGTATGGCGCTAATGCTGTTCATTTCAGCATTCTTCAAGAGTACCTCGCGGCGGGGATAGGTGTAGGAGTAGGAAAGCTGTATCAGCTTTCCAACAACTTCCACGCCTACGTCGATGTGTTTGAAAAGATCATGAAAGATGGCACTGGAATGGACGACCCGTATAGGTTGAATCGTGTTCATACAGTGCCGCTCGTCGATGACTTCGGGCGCTTCGACAAAGACCTATTCGCCTTCATGAGTGGTGTTTCGGAACACATCTATGCGAACCGCTTCTTCCCCGAAGTGGCGAAGCCAATGCTCAATGTCGCCAAGGTCTGGCGGAGCGACGGTGCGTCGGCTGCGGTCGTTGCTCTACATGCGATCAAGGCTGAAGACTGGAAATGGGCTGCGAAGCAATTTCTCAGCCGGAGGGCCAAATGAACGCCGATCAAATTACCGGCTGTCAGCGATTCGCAGGTCAGGTCAAGCGATATCACACTTGGCCGGTGCTTCGTGAACAGACTGTCGCGGAGCACACATGGCAGATCATGCGTATCTTCACACAGTTATTCGGGGCACCGGACAAGGATGTCTATACGTTCATCCTTTACCATGACGCCGGCGAAATATCTTGTGGGGACCTGCCATTTCCCGTCAAAGCCAAGAACGAATTAATCAAGAGGGAAATGGATAAACTCGAAGACCACGGCCTCTTTCACATGGGCGCGCCGAAAGTGACTATTGGCGATGAAATGAAGATTCGTGTCAAGATATGCGATCTTCTGGAAATGTGGGAGTACGGCAAACAGGAATTAGCGATGGGAAATAAGCTGGCGATCCCTATCGTTGAACGAACAGCTCAGGCTATCTTCGACATGACAGAACAACTGGATCGGTTTTGTACTGGCGAAGGTAAGCGCGTCAGTGAACGGATCGTCAACCACATGAAGGAGTTCAATACATGCACGACATGAAGCACATGGACTTTATCGAGGATGTCGCGAAACGTGATATCCAGACTCTTCGGCATAAGGAATCAACGTACCAAGGTAGTTGGAAGAAACGAGGCGGCGTTTTCGCCTTCGCAATGGTGGTCCGTAAGTGGGATCGACTGGACAACATTCTCGAGCGCCAGTTCGGGCAGGATATCTTCGCCGGCTGTCTGGCTGATACGAACGGTGCTGATGGGTCGGTGCTGGCCGAAGTTCGTGACCTCCGGCAATACCTTCTTCTGGTTGAGGCTGAGATACAGTCACGGATGGCGGGCAGCAGACCGCAGACCAAAACTCTTCTCGGCGAAAGTCATTCACCCATGACCATCGATCAAATTGCATACGCTGATCCGAGTAATCTGTATGATGATATTTCAAGGGAATTGAACATTCCTCGACCTAAGGTCAAACGAACCATTATCGCCTACGGATATCAGACCAACTTTCCTGACGACACAGAAAGTCGAAAAATTCTCGACGCCGCCAACCGTCGTTTATCTCGCGATCATTTACGCGTGATACTGATGCGAAAACGTGATGCTGAAAATAATCGAGAAGACTCCAATCGACATCACTCCGACTCGGCCCATGCTGCTGAATTCCCCATGAACGACGTAGGTCGTGCGGTCTGTAGCAGCTACCGATCAAATTACATGAACGGTCGGTGCATGGACTGTGGCCACACGAAAGACGCCCACATCGCCAAGTCGGCTATCCATGAACCTGACTGGGACTCCAAGGCCGGGACGAAACAGGGCGACGGTACATGGAAGGTGAAGCCGCTAATCAGTGCTACACTGTTCCGCAAGCTGAAAGACCCCGACCTTATCTCCCGGTTTATAGTCACCGGGCAATATGCTCAGGTCGATCGGCGCCGATACGATGAAAAAGAGCGAATGGAACTGTTCAGGCCACTTTCAGCAACGGTGTCGAAATCCGACTTTGGTCGCATGGCTGATGCTGACAAGGAGTTCTACGAGCCACGTCCGGGAGTCGAAGGTGAAATGCAACTGAAGGAAATATTCCGCGGAGCATGGGTTGCCTAAAGGCGGAAAGTATTCCAAGGCGGCAGGAGCGGGACAACTTCCGCTCCTGACACCTTCTTCGGAATGGACTGTCCCGACGGAGTTACCTGATCTCCGTCGGGTCGGCCGAGCGGCATACGACTGCGAAACCAAGGACGATGGGCTGGCTCAAGGTCGAGGCCCGGGATGGGTCTATCGGGCTGGTCATATCGCCGGTGTATCTATGGCGTGGAAAGGCGGCGCGATCTATGTGCCGATGCGCCACCCAGAAACCCAGAACTTTGATGTCGATGCGGTTGGCAGATGGGTCCAAGACCATTGGTCCGTTCTGGAAATCGTGTTCCAGAATGCCGCGTACGATATGGGATGGGCATGGGCCGAATGGGGACTTGAGCCGCCAGAGCGGATTCAAGATGTCATGGCGGCGGCGTACATCATCGACGAAACCCAGATGGAATACAATCTGGATGCGATCTGTCGCCGCCTCGATATACCCGGTAAGGACGACGCGCTACTCATCGATGCAGCGGCAGCATATTTCGGTGCCAAGACAAACCGAGAGGTCAAGGAGAATCTCTACCGTCTACCGGCGCGGTACGTTGGACCCTACGGTGAGGGTGACGCAGTATCGACGCTAGAAGCGTTTGAGTTGATATATCCTATGATGGAGAAGGATGACCTACTAAGGGCATATCAATTGGAGATTGATATAATGCCCTTAGTTCTCGAGATGCGCAAGAGAGGCATTCCTATCGACGTAGACTTCGCGCTCCAGGCCCAGAAGGAACTGTTCAGGCAGCGAGAAGAAATACTAGGCGACCTATCACGAAGACTCTCGATAGGTAGGCAGGTCACCATCAGCGATCTGTCATCAGAGAAGTTTTTGGAGAAGATATTTACTGCGGAGCAGGTATCTTTTCCTCGTACTCCTGCATCCAAAACGAGGCCACAAGGAACGGCCTCGTTTAAGACGGAATGGATGGTTCAACGGGAACACTGGCTCCCGCAGGGCGTGTCCAAAGTCTTGCAGATACAGGACGCAGCCAAGAAATTCATCGGCGACTATATCCTCGGCTACTCGCACATGGGCCGATTACACGCCGAGCCGCATCAGTTCAAAGATGATCGTGGCGGTACGCGAACGACTAGGTTCGCGTACAGCAATCCTCCGCTTCAGCAGATGACCAGCCCGGATAAGCATCCGGCAATCGGGAAGATAATTCGCGACATCTTCCTTCCAGAAGATGGAGAATTGTGGGGCGCGCTCGATTATAGTCAGCAAGAACCCTGCCTGACGGTTCATTTCGCATCTCTGTGCGGTGTAGCAGGCGCAGAGGTCGCGGTGGACTATTACAATAACGATCCAAAGCCCGATTATCATACAATGGTGGCGAAACTCACAGGAATGCCACGACCGAAAGCCAAGATCATTAATCTGGGTCTGGCGTATGGTATGGGGATCTGGAAACTCGCGGCCAGCCTCGGTGTCTCCTACGACGAAGCAAAAGTCATTATGGAGAAATATCATGATTCGGTTCCTTTCATCCGCAGGCTCATGGAGTTTAGTTCTAATCTCGTTGATAAGCGGGGTTACATCCGCTTACTAGATGGAGCGCGGGTACGATTCAATAGGTGGGAACCACGTTGGCGTGATCGTGAAGCTGAATATGAGTGGGTTAAGCGAGGACACGATGAAGGCCTCGTGGCACCGTGTCTTTTGGATGAAGCTAGGCGTCGCGTTGCCGACCCAGACCATCCGTGGAATGGTAGGATCAAGAGGGCGTTCACTCATAAATCCATGAATGCACTCATTCAAGGTAGCGCCGCGCGCCAGACCAAGATGGCTATGCGTGAGTGCTGGCGGCAGAAGATTATTCCACTCCTACAGATGCATGATGAATTGGACTTTAGTTTCGGGAGCCAAGATCAGGCTCGCAAAGCAAAGTCCATCATGATTAACGTCGTCAAACTGCGAGTCCCTGTCCGCGTAGACGACGAATTCGGTAAACGATGGGGTTCAGCCAAGAAATCATGGGAAGAGGCCTTAGCAGCATGAACAACATCGCAGTCATCGACACCGAAACAACCGGCATGGGCGACAAGGACGAGGTCGTTGAAATCGCGGCCGTACTTCTTCCAACCAAAGGGAAAGATACAGGTACGTTCTGCGCGATCGTCAAACCGACAGTCCCTATTGGACTGGAGGCTATGTCCATTCATCACATCACCAATGAAATGGTAGCCAACGAAGCCAGTCTGTCCGAGGTCTACGAATACATGCCTCTGGCCGGGCGGGAGTACATCGCGGCGCATAACGCCGAATTCGACAAGCGATACCTACCTCAGCTACGGGATAGAAAGTGGATCTGTACTTGGCGATGTGCCAGCCATATCTGGCCCGACGCACCGGGTCACAGCAACCAGATCCTGCGGTACTGGCTCGGGGTTACGCTGCCCGACTGGATTATCAAGGGATACGCTCCACATCGTGCTCTGTATGATGCATGGACAACGGCGCTCATTCTCGAGAAAATGCTCGAGACGCGCACGGCCGAGGCCCTGTTCCTGATGTCCACGATGCCGGTCGTTCTCACGAAAGTTCGGTTCGGCAAGTTCAAGGGCCAGCAATGGAAAGAAGTGCCGCGCTGGTATCTCGAATGGGTGATGAAGCAGGACGACATTGACAACGATGTCAAATTCACCGCCGACTACTACCTGAAGATGTCACGGCGATGAGTACTCTAGCATTGGTGCTCGCAGGATTGGTAGCATTCGCCGCGATCTTAGCTGGAATGGCTTTCATGGCGAAAGCGTTCATATCCGACAAACTATCAGATATGTCGATAGGAGTGATACTCGTTATCATCGGTATAGCGATATTCTTGGTGACATCATGAAACTTGACGGTGGCCTCTACGACCAGTTCAAGAAACATCTCCACCCCGGTATCGACTGGCAGCGGATTGAAACGGGAGGAACGGGGAGGGGTATTCCCGACGTGAACTTCTGCTATGCGGGCGTGGAGGGTTGGATCGAGAACAAGAAGACCAGCAAGTGGAGTGCGAACCTACGGCCAGAGCAGGTGGGCTGGATCGACCGCAGGTCGCGGTGCGGAGGCCGAGTCTGGATAGCCGTCCGGCGCATCCACGAAGGCGGTGTTCGTAAGGGTTCTGCTGGAGATGAGCTTTGGCTCATCCCCGGTAGACTGGTCATCAAGCTGCATGAAGAAGGGCTGCATAAGGTCGGCATTCGACCTTATGAAGGCGGTCCGTCAAATTGGGACTGGTATAGCGTCGCAACGACCATCGGACTGCCGCTTGCACCGTAGGGCGGCTTTTCGGGCGTTTGGGACCAAAAACGGCCCGCAGGGGGACGCGCCTGACGCCCTCGGGACATGTGGGTGGTATGGTTGCAAGGGGGCGCTTTACCGATCACCGCAGCGTCCCGTAACGCGTCCCAGGCACTAGGGATTAAAAAGCGAGCAAAACCAAGGGGTTACGACGTAGTTAGAACGTACCGTTTGGTCGTTAAATCGTAATCCCAATCCCCATCATTTTGAAGATCGAGTGCAGTTGCTCTTCGGCCGCTATCTTGGCTTCTTCGATAGTCAAGAATCGGCGAGAAGCAATAGAATTGCGGCCCACGTATGTTTGAGACATATAATTCTTCTCTTCAGTTCTAGAAGATAAATTCGAGTACCATGCGCTCGCCAGTTCTATAGTCCCAGCATACAGACGCCACTCGGTATTACCGAATCGGTCAACCTTGACCTGCTTCCATTTGAGCATCATTTCTTTTTCCTTTCGACGAGACCTTGGCCCGGGATCAGATCTTTTTCGCCCCATTGCAGTTGAACAAAGTCCACACCGACCTTGGAGTCATCTATCCTGGGCGCATGTTCAAGTGGCAGGCGGTAGAAGCTGAATCCTTCTTTGCCGCGCTCCTTTCTGGCAACGAGCCGATGTATCCCATCCACCAGTAGATCGGACCGCCCCGTCCCGTTCGTACCTGCGGGACAGTCCAAGATGATGAGAGGCTCTTCGATCTGTTCATCAGTTAGATTCTTGACCCGTTCTCGATCTATTTCACGGTGCTGCGTCAGGTAGGTATAACCATCGGCTTCTATGCCATCGACCATCCCAAGTTGATCGAAGTTGCACGAATAGACAGTGAGCCTATCTTTGACTAGTTCGATGGCCCGACGCATCATGGTGATGTCGAAGTGGCCGAGGGTTTCGTGCTGGAAGGTCTCGTTGGCGATACCGGCAACGACAAGACGGTGCATTTCGTCTTTAGTTGTCATGAGCCGTGGTCCTTTCAAACAGATGCCAGACAAACGGTCCTTCATCAACCGTACCAACATAGGCGAAATTTCCCGGGACATTGTGGCCTGTACCGAAGAGTTTGAATGACCGGTCTTCGAGCGCCAGTTCGGGATCGACAAATGCCCAGATACACAGACCGCTGTCTTTCTGTACGGCTATCCTGAGTATAGATGCTCCGATAGGCATCTTTATCGTAGCTTGAGCTTCATTGCCTATCGGGAATTTCCATATCTGCCTCATTTCTTACGCCTCTTGTTCTGGGTTGCGACGATATGCTTACAGTGCTGACGGAACTCGTATCCCGGGCAGGTGCAGGACCATATATCGTTATCCACGGTAACGATGTAGTGTCCCTGCCCGCTGGAACTCGGGACCTTGTACGTTCGGGCCCGAGGCTTCGCCGGTTCACGCTTTGGCATTTTCTTATCCTCCTGGACTATACGGTCCTTAGCGAAAGACCGGATTGGGAAATGCGGTATCCCTGTTGTCATGGAGATGAAGTCGTTGGACAACCACGATGGATTGTCAACGACTTCACCCTCATAAGTCTCAAATTCCTCGAACCGCCAAGGATAGGCGTACCGGTCACGGACCGGGTACAGGAGAGTTCGGACCACGACTCTCATGTCTCTATATATCCTCCTGATTCGCGGTTAAGAGCTTCTCGTTGTTTGCATTGAAGATGACAGGTGGGTCTCCCATCATCGTTTATATGGTGACCCCTGCCATCTTCACACTCAATATCCCAACCACTCGTGGAGTTGGGTTCAAGTGTTTCCCATGTCGGCCAAATGCGGCCGACTAACGCTTCTGCTTCTTTGTATCGCATGAAGACCCCCTTGAAAAGTGTGCCGCCTGAAGGATTCGGTTGCGCTCCTCAAGGGGGGGCCGATTGGAGTACGCTTTCGATATCCCGCAGGCGGCACCTTGCCAGTGTGGCCGGGTAGAACGCGGACTACAAGCGTCCACCCGGCAACGTGGTTACTCGCCGTGCAACTCTATGAACTTGTGTTTCACGTCCCAAACAACGTCAGCTTCAAAGACACCGGCGGAAAGAGCATCCGCGATAGACATGCCGTCCACATACTTGGCGAAACGCTCGTAGGGAGCGCCGCCTTTTCTCTTCGGGTTCTCTTTCACCAGTAGATGGATAGTTTGGGTTGGAGAAAAGGTGACAGTTTTCTTTCTCCCAACACTAGTCTTCTGCGGTTTATCTGGTCTCGCATCTCTGGCCTTGCGCGCCTTTTCTTCGAGGCGCGTGATCGGCTTACCTACCATCTGTTCGATGGCCTTGACGCCCTCAGTACTCGTTTCACGAACCATCGCCATAATGACGTCAGCCTGATCCATACGCGCCTTTAAGAGCGCATAGATCAAAGCCTTCTTCCTATCGTCATCTGGAATGTCCGTCTTCTTTGGAAACTTGATGCTCCTCTGCTGGCATCTCTGCCAGACGATATTGGCTTGTTCTTCGGTAAGACCCCAGATAGCGAGTAGATGCTTATCTGGCATAGGCGGAACTTCGCCTTTTTTCCTGATGAGATATTCAGGAAGATCGTCTGTCATGTCATTCCCCCTTGAGGCGTTCAGCCAAACATACCTGGAAACTCGCAACCATCTGCTTCTTGGATTGCATCATCCAGTTGGGTTGATAGGCCGTCTGCGTCTTCGTTTGCTTCAAGACTCTTCAAGGCTTCCATTGCTGCCTTAAGAGCCATGACCGCATTATCTCGCCTCAAGCCTCGGCCTAATGGGCGTGAACGAGATGCCGGTTCGTATTGCTGGAATGTGATCTTTATGTCGGAGAGGCTTTCCGGTATATCCGGCGCTTCAAGACCGACGAGGGTATCACCCGAATCCGATAGCGCCGTGTACCGCGCTGAACTTTGAGTAGATTCGGGCATGTTTTCAGATACTTCCCGGCACTCTTCGCCGAGGGTTTCAAGCTCACTGTAAGCATCAGCGACAGCGGCTCCTAACGATGTCGTGTAAGATTTGGTTTTCATTTCGTCCCTTCTTGTAACGTAGGTTAAGTGTTAACCATGCGAATAAGTGACTACAAGGGTCTTATCTTTGACCAGCTAGTTTTGACTGTTTTTCCAACCGGAAGACCCTGCGTCAGTTTATCCGATGGCACGATGGTGCAATACTTGGGATAGAGTAGAACGAGCTCGCGCATGTTCTGTTCAATAGCCTCGATCGACCGATAGCTGGAACAGCCAGTCCCATCGCGTTTCGTGTAAGACGCGTTTCCAAGCAGGACACCATAATCCACATTGGTCCCCCCGGCTTCCCGGGCATGGATGTTCATGACCGTGTCTTCGTAAAGCGAGAAATGCTGAACTGGAGCGGATGACATCCGCTTCCAGTTGATGCCGAGCATGTGCCAGACTCCCATGTTCTTGTGGAACCGGCCTTTCTCGTAGACCTGCGTTCCCATGTACTGGCGACCGAAACCGACCAGAGGCGTTGAAGGAATGTGAAGTTCCCTCAATTCCAGTGCTTCGACGAAGTTGACTCCTTCCATGCACCGGGCAAGGACATCATCATCCATCTGCCAGTGATTCTGACCAGCTTGCTTCATGATCCACTTGCGTGTCTCGCCGATATGCATCTTTGAAGGAAGCGGTTGGATATTGAGATTTGGATAGGCAGCGCGGTAGTCAGTAGTTTCTTGGGGCTGAACCACGAGGACAACGTCTCGAAGACGGTGTCCTAGTAGATCCAACGTCTTGACGCGACCGGCCCTACCGAGAGTAGGTATATAGATCTTCATCTGTTTCCCTTTAGCTGAATGTGGGTGGAGCACCATCGAGCCTAACGACCTATACGTCCAGGGGGATGAACGCTGTCAGGTGCTCCATTTCCACTATAACACAGATTTAACCTCTGATTAACTTTGTTAGTAAAGAAGCGTGCTGTCCCCAATCGCACACATTACTATATGGGTGCGCCAAGGGGGCGCTTGATAGGAGTATAAACCATGAACAGCAATCTCCCACCTGGAGTAACAGATGGTATGTTGCCGGGAAACCGGGCAGAAGACGCAGAATGGGAACTATTGATGGAAGACGTAGCCGATGTCCTTGCGAATGCAGGATTTAAGGCTTCGGAAGAACAGATAGAACTCATCGGTAAGCATTGGGCGGATAAGCTGGCTCTTGCTGAAACTAGGTCCCATACGATGGGCAGGCATGAAGCAGAACAGGACCACAGTCAGCTCTGGCATGGTCGTGCAGACGGCATGGTTCGGTACGACCAGTTGCCAGAGTGGTTCAAGGAACAGATGAGGGAAGAAGTTAAGGATGAAATTATATCCGCGCTTCCAACGCCGTCTGTTATCACGAAGAAGAAGTTGAACAAAAGATTAGACGAAGCGGCGAGAAAGAAAGTAGAATCCGCTGATGCGTACACGATCTTCGACCTATTCTGTCAATGGAACGGGATCGTAAATTTCACCCAGAAATTGCTGAACGCGATCCAAGCCATTGAACAAGGAGCAAAGGTGACATTCCGTCCGAACCAATACGACGCGTGGTTCGCGTCATTGCCAGAGGAGTAACAACATGAATATGCGATGTAAGAAACCAAATACGCCGGAGGAGGATATGTACGAGAAGATCGACGATATCCTCATCGACGCTGGCATACAAGGAAGCGATGCTCAAGTTGAGCAGATAAGCATCGCCGTAATGGATCTACTCATGGAACAGGATAGTCCTGCACCGAAACCAATTAGACTCGTAGAAGAAGGGGAAGAAGATGGGCACACTTGATGCGAAGAGGGCCGAAGGGAAACGGACATTTCTCTGGGGCGATGCATGGTGGTTTTTCAGTGGTCCCCGCTGGAAATTTCACAACGGACCATACGTCTGTGAATCGGAAGCAACCAAGGCTATGAGGAAGTACGATGTCAAAAACACCAAGCGAGATCGTAGAAGAAAACATAAGGAGGAGGCACAGGGAGAACGAGGAGGAATCGCGGCTGATCCGCGAGGGTAAACTGCCGGATCTTGTGGATGATGAGCGCGTATGCACGAAGTGCGGGCTGTCTCATCATCCACATAAATGCCCGGCTTGTGATTAGTATGAGCCTATAGTCGTAGGCTCATATGCTGTACACTATACTTGAAACAAAACATGGAGGCGTACAATGAGGTTGCGCGTATCATTCATCGTAAACGATGTGGACTGGGGTCCCATCAACGGATATCTTCTGGGCAAGGAAGTCCAGAATCTTGAAGTAACGAATGCTACTCCCATAAAGACCGCCGATGGTCCCGGCCGTGGCAATGGCGGAAGAACAAATGAGGGAACAGACCTCGTGTTTGAAATGGTCAAACAGGCGGGCAAGACCGGGATTCCAGCAGCAACAATCGTCGCCAAGTACGAAGGCACAGAGGGGGCCGCTCGGCAGACACTCATGCGTCTGCGGGACAGAGGTCTTATTCTCAAGGGGCCGGATGATAAGTGGCGCACAACCGCGAAGGGAAATAAGCTATGAAGGTAAGAGTCTATCAGACGTATCGGTTCATCAACAAGGATCCGATCATCGACGTGCTTCGTACTGCCATGCAGGACGAGGCGAAGCGGCGCGGTGTTACCATGAAGGTGATGCAACATATCATATCCCAAGAATCAGGGGTCACGGTCACCACGTTCGAGGGCTGGTTCAAGGGAGGGACCAAACGCCCATTCAACGCAACGGTCTTAGCGGTCGCGACAGCCATCGGCCCAGAAGCTAGGCGAATGGTGAGCAACTTCATCCTCGGTCTGGGCGATGATAAGGTTATCCCGTTCCGTCAGCGAAAGGTGGCGAATGGTTAAATCACGCAAACCGGGCTCGCTGAGAGGGGAGGCGAGCCCGAGTTGGGCTGATGATAAGTCCAACTGGATCAGGGTAGTCAATGCCCTTGATGAAGAAATATATCAGCAGATCGTTGACGGCCATGCGCGGGCCGACAATACGCTGGCGTCGATACGTTTTCATATCGACCACGTCAAACAACTATTGAGGAAGTTGCCATGACTCTGCAGGAGGTTTTCGACACGGCAGCGATGCACATGCTTCAGCAGGGAGAAGCTGCGAAGAACACGAGCGGTAACTGTTTCTATCGTTCACCGAACGGATGCCGATGTCCGGTAGGCTGGCTGATACCGGACAATCTGTATAGGCCAGACCTTGAAGGCAATATCGTGCGCAGCCTTTCGATCGAGTCTGTGCTGACTAGCGCCGGGGTTCTTCCGATCCGTATGCAGGGAGACTACGAACGCTATATGGATTTGCTGGTGGAGTTGCAGCAGATTCATGACAACCGTGAACCACGTCAGTGGAAATCGTATCTGATATCTCTGGCTCAACGCTTCAACCTCGAAGAAATCGTAGCAAAGGAGACGCCACTTGGCCGAAAGAACAATAGCTGATCTATGTACCGCTGTCGCAGCATCCTATGAAGCCGAACATGGCGACCCGATGAACGGTTCACGTGTCGGATACATCGTCGGTAGCTTCCTGGAAGGGTTCGTCGCCACCCCCTCCCCGGTTGACTGGCCTGATTCCGCGAAGCAGACTCTACTGGAAATAGCGGCGGCTGCTCGTGAGACCGGGGAGGGGACTGCGGGGACTGGCATGGACGATCTTCCGTCCAGGCTGTATCACTATCCGCTTGTGTTGGAGTCGGTGCGGCTTCTAGGCGTGGATAATGGCTTCGATCCTTTGTGGGATGGTGTTATCCCTAAGGACTGGGAAGAACGGTTCGCGGCGGCGCAACGTGAACTGGCGGCAATCACCCATGAACAGATGGAAACACTGGCGATGGGTGAAGAAAGTGAAGAGATAGGACAGAGTTGTCCTATCGCTTTCGCCATTCTCGATGCGGTGTTCGATGATGGCGAATTGAACTATCTGGAATCACCGTGGCTGAGTGCCCTGGACAGCCTTGACGAATCTGGGGTCCCAAAGCAATAGGAGTGTGTGATGTTGAAGAGAGACTGGTGGCCATTATCCGTATTCGCGGCATCTGTCGCTGGCGTGTTGATCGGATGGTGTATAGCGGGTGTCTTTAGATGAAACGTATAGAGGGTGACGTTGGACTGAAATACACGGCTACGTCCCTGGACGACATAGCCGATCAGTTCATTGAAATGGCCGCGCGGGCTCAGGCCAGAGCGAACGCCGCCACAATCCAGAAAGTGAAAGAAACGGAAATCCGTGAGTCGGTGACATGGGAAGCTGCGGCTATCTTCCTACGTCGCACAACCATCGTGGAGGCGGAAATTGTTGAACATTAGAACAGTGATGCCGGGCGACAAACACGCCAAGTTTCGGACCGAAGCGTTGGCTCTGTTGACGAAATGGACCGGCGATCTACCCGCCGATGAACTACTGGCGTTGATGTCACAGATGCTCGGACAGTGTCTGGCGATGCAGGACCAGCGCAAGCACACGAAAGAAAGTGCGATGCGTATCATCACCGATAATATCGAAATCGGCAATCACATGATCTTGGAACAACTCAAAGATACGATGGGGAAAGCGTGATGGGCGACGATCGTGGGACTGATTATGTGAATGCGCATGTTGCGGAACAGCAGCGGCGAAGTTTGCCAGAGTTGGAGTTGGCGCGGCGTCAGTGCGTTGAACTCGGGATGGTTCTGCGCCGATGCGGGTTCGAGGATTCGTTGGGAGAATATCTCATGAATAAGGTGAGTGATATCCATGCTCAGGTAACAGCCCGACAACTCGGTATCCAGAAGGCGCAGGGACTGTGAAGAAGAGGGCTGAACACACATCGGTCATGGAATGGCAGAAGCGCGCTCGGGCTGCAAGTACGAGTGAAGCTTTCGCGCGTGTGATTCTGCTGAATCTTGCGGGCTATCGGCAGACATCGTTGGATCGGGCAACCGATGGTGATAATCTGGCATCAGCTTTGGATGCGTGGCGGGCAACGCACGACGAACACGTGATCGTATTGCCGAAGGACTTTGATATGGCAAAGTTCGAAGAACAGTGGAAGAATTATCCACCCGGCAGCGAAATCGTATTCATAAAGGAAAAGTGACTTTGTAATCATGGTTCCGTGGGCGTACAATAGTGTAGAAACATGGGGTGGAATCAATGGCGCTGAGAAGTGAAGAATGGTGGCGTGATCGGCTTGAAAAGCAGATTACATCTACTCAGCACATGGCCGATATGATGATTGTGGAATTGTTCGGCTATCGGCGACAGCTTCGCAGTTCTACACGTGAATATGACCGCGAAACTATGTTGAACGCGCTGAAGGCGTTCGAGAAATATATCGAGAAACACCCGAGGCCGAAGCGGAGAATAAGTCGTGGAGATTAAGTGTCCGTCTTGTGGGTTTGTCACGCCGGTCGAAACGAATGTAGACTTACCAGAGGATGGTGACTTTACCTTCTGCGTTTCACAGGAGACGGTTTCGGTGTTCGTACACCGACTGCAGAAGACATGAACGAGTTCACAGAGGCACATCAGACTATCGTGGATAGTCTGAAACAAGCGCGGGAGGAAATAGGTCCTCCCAGAAAGAGGAGAATACACTGATGGACAGGTGGTATCCAGTATGCTTATTCATTCTATTCGTGATGTTTGTCCTTCTGTTGGCGCTCACGATGACGTTTTATCAAGATGGCGTCTTCCGTGACGCATGGGCATGGATGCAACGATGAGATGGCTTTACCGATGCTGGCGAAACTTCCTCCGTTGCATGGGTGCGACTGCAGAAGAAGGGAATGACTGGGAACTATGATCAAGTTCTACACACTCGATAAGGACAACAAGCCTGTCGAGACCGACGATAGTCTGGGATGGGTGAAATCGCGCGGTGGCGATCACCATCTGGCATACAATCAGTACGACGCTTATCTGGTGTCCACCATCTTCCTGGGAATGGATCTATCGTATGGTTTCGGCGAACCGCTGTTCTTCGAGACTATGGTCTTCGATGGACCTGAAATCATCTGGTCTCGACGTTCGGCCACATACGAAGAAGCGCTCGATAATCATGGTATGGGAAAGGGAATAGCTGATGGATTACGACAATGCCGCGAGTTGTGAAGCTATACGAAAAGCCGGGTCCACTGAACGTGACTCTGCCAAGGTGCGACGCTGACGTGGAAGAACACTACATCAAGACGCGGAGAACTGCGCGGAACATGAATTTTCGGTGTATGCGCAGCGCTCACTATCATGTAGACGGCAAGAACTACTGTCGTCTGCACGGTGGCATCGTCGCATTAAGGATCTTGGCTAATGAAGGAACTTAGGTTCTATAACGACGGGAAGGAACTCCCATTTTCGGTGGCCCCGAGCGAATGGCTTCGATCCGTAGATCAGTGCGGTTGGATTGATCTAGGAGAGGGTGTTTGTGAGGGATTATGTCGCGACGTTGCCCGGCGATATGCAGCAATCCTCTTAACAGAAAGGAATAGCAATGGCTGACATGATTATGAAAGATCCAAGTATCGTAGCAGCGTGGGAAATCTTCAAGGCACGGAATCGTACTCACGTAATGAGTATAGATCCTGAATTCGTGAAGCATGTGTTCTATACCGGAGCAGCTATCGTTTATGATCAAGTAATCGCGTCACTTGGTCTAGAAAAAGTATCCGATGATTTGGTCGCTTTACTCGACGGTTGGGATGTTGAATTGAAGGCGTACACCGAGGCTTTTGAAGCGAGGCGTGATGCGAGCTGAAGACGTATATCGGCTAGACGCGGGTGATGTCGTCCACGACGTGGGCGACAACATCTGGGTCTGTGTCGGTTGGCGAACGAACAAGGCAGGGCGATTCCCTATCTTCGTAAAGGACCAAACGCCGATCACTGTTCCAGCACGAACTGATTGGTGGTGGACGGTGTTTCATTATCATTGTGCCGAGGCTGAAACGCTGGCGCGGAAGTTTCCCGATGTGGAAAAGTATCGCAAACCGGAGCAACACCTATGGGACTAGAACTGGTGATTGGTATCACCACGCAATTAGGCCGAGCCGGGGAGGGGGAATGGGTGAGTGGATTCGTGCAGAGCATGTTTACGATATTGGATTCGGTGATGTTGTCCATGATACGAAGAACTGTAGATGGGTCTGTGTAGGATCGGGACATAACAGTCTTGGCACGTTTCCTATCTTTGTTAAAGATCATACTGGTGTTGCTGGGAATATCGTCTATCGTTATGATTGCGCTGGCGCCGAAACGCTTTTGAAGCACTTTCCTGATATAATTCGCTACCGCAGGGCGGACGTGTAGGGACTCGTTGGGGGTGGGGTGGCTGTGGCATACCGGGCAATGGTCTAAGAGCTCTGGGAGAGGGTTGAGAGGGCAATGAGAGGGGTGCTGGAAGGTAGGGTAGTGCCTAAAGCATTCCGGACCGGGGGCCGGGGAGGGCCAACCGAGACGATCCCTCGCTCGTGGCGAGCTTTACGAGGCCTCGTTCCATCAACCATACACGGTGATCCCAAAACTCTTGTCGAATATACTAGTGCTTCTAACTAATCTAATATTCTTTCTTTAAGATTCTTATACTATCGTTATTGGTTTTTCGCGCGCGCGGGAACGTCATTTTTGTAAAAACCATTTTCAAACGCGGAAAATAGTTATTTGAATGGGTTGACACTCTAAGTGCATGTAATTGTTCGTAGATTTAAATTCGGTCCTACGTAAGCCTTTTTTGTCCAGTATTATGT